TGCCTCCTATTACAATAAATTTGGACAGGAAAGCCGGGCAGCCAGTCCGGCTTTCTTTCCATCTCGTGCCTAAGCTACAATAAGAGGAGCAACTGGCTGACCCTTGCCTCCTTGGGCTTTTATGTCCGTTGGAAAGACTGTTAGCCATCCTCTTGTTGCAGCGTTCGATTTGAGCAGGTTGAGCCACCGGATGCCGGAGAGTTCGTGTCACCCAATAGATTGAATCGGCAGCGAGAAAAGATGGATTCCGGTTGCAGATTCTTTGTATTGGAGGAATGTGAATGAACTGCGTTGGCATCGATGTTTCCAAAGGTAAGAGCATGATTGCAGTCATGCGGCCCTTCGGAGAGGTAGTGGTTTCACCCTTTGAAGTGCGCCACACCGCCAGCGAACTGAGCGAGCTGGCAAGGCTGCTCAAAAACCTGGACGGTGAGACCCGCGTGGTGATGGAATCCACGGGCAATTACCATGCGCCGGTGGCCTGGCTGCTCCACGGCGCGGGGTTTTATGTCTCCGTAGTCAATGCAATGCTGGTGCACGACTACGGGAACAACAGTTTAAGACGGGGCAAGACCGACAAGAAGGATGCCGTGAAGCTGGCCAACTACGGCCTTGACCACTGGCTCACACTTCCGAGATATGTTCCGGAAGAGGACACCCGGCTCATGCTGAAGACCTGCTACCGGCAGTACCAGCAGTATTCCAAAGTACAGACCATGCTGAAAAACAACCTGATCTCCCTGCTGGACACCGCTTTCCCAGACGCAAACCGCCTGTTTACCAGTCCGCCCCGCGCCGATGGCAGTGAGAAGTGGGTGGACTTTGTCGCCACTTTTTGGCATTGCGAGTGTGTCTGTGGTCTGTCTAAGAAAGCCTTTACCGCCAAGTACCAGAAGTGGTGCAGAAAGCACGGCTACAATTTCAGCCAAGATAAGGCGTTGGATATTTATGCCTCTGCCTGTGGACGCTTCGGTGTCATGCCGAAAACAAATACGGCAAAACTTTTGGTAGAACAGGCCATTTCCCAACTCCAGACAACTTCCGCCGCATTAGCTGCTCTCAAGCAGGAGATGCAGTCTCTGGCAGCTTCTCTGCCGGAGTATCCTGTAGTGATGGAAATGTTTGGTGTTGGCCCTACACTCGGCCCCCAACTCATAGCTGAAATTGGCGATGTGCGCCGTTTTCATTCCAAGAAAGCGCTGGTGGCCTTTGCAGGCATTGACGCCCCGCCCTACCAATCTGGCCAAATAGATGTCCGCAGCCGCAGCATTTCCAAGAGGGGATCTGCCTCACTGCGCAGGACACTTTTCCTGGTGATGGGCGTCCTCCTGCAATGTGCCCCAATGGATGAGCCGGTCTACCAGTTCATGAACAAGAAACGCTCTGAGGGCAAGCCATACCGTGTCTACATGATGGCATCCGCCAACAAGTTCTTGCGTATCTACTACGCTTCTGTGAAAGCCTATTTGGATTCCCTGGAACACGACTGATTTCCCTGCGCTATACCATCTGGCTGGCCGCCGTTTCGATTTTGAGTTGCTCAGCGGCTTGATTTTGTGTTGCCTTTTTCGCTGCTCCCAAAACCTGAAATTTCTACTTGACTTTTGTTAGCAGGTCTTTCCTCGAAAATATAAAAGAAGACGCATTGTGGCGTCTTCTCCATAAAGGGGCTTGAAAATTATGCGGCTGCCGGTAGCGGTTTTGTTGCCCAGCCGACAAACTTACCTTCATTGAAGTTCTTCTTCTTGGATAGAGCTTTGCTGATAGCGAGGTCAATTCCGGAGAAACTCTTCAAATGATAGTAATAAAGGTCGTGATAAGGCGTTGTGAGGCGATCGATCCGGCCGGCCGCTTGTGTGGCAACCTTATAAGAATACTGCTGCGAGTAAAATATAATGGTGTCTGTTGTAATGCAGTTCCAGCCTTCGCACCCAGCAGTGTACTGAACGAGATAAACCCATTTATCCCCCGTAGGAATTTCCTGATGTTTATGGCCGTTCCATTCCGCAACCTCGGTTCCTTCTGGGTATCCGAGCGACCGTAAAATATCCAATTCATAGTCATAGCTATAAAAGATGATGACTTTGGGATGGTCCTCCATCAGCTCCAAAACTGCAACAGATCGGGAGTCATCCGAATTTGTGACTTTGCGGAGCGCCATACATAATTCAGCAGCCGTTTCGATTGGGCGGTCTTCCCATGGGTTCCAACGGGTTTTCATAATGTCCTTGTATTTGGAAATATCATACGAGACTCTGACATCCTCGTGGTGAGAAACTGTTTGGCGCTTAAAGTCCATATTGACCAGGATCTTATCCCTTAGTCGAATCAATCGGCCGATATTGCGGTATCCATCAATTTTTGGGTATTTTGCTCTCCAGTCGTAAATAACATGATTGTCGATGAATTCGGTTTTATTCCGATAGAAGCCATTGGCTATAAACACTGGAATATAATCCTGCCAAGTGTCTCCCGGTGTCGCCGATAGTAAGATCCAGTCATTCGACTTGACGATTTTCAGAAACGCCTTAGTCCATGCGCCATAGCCAACCACCCGCTGCTCGTCAAATATAAAGAAAGCATTTTTGACATCCACATACTTGGTGATGTTATTCCAGGAATCAATAATCACCTTGTTCTTATAGTAGTTGGCCTCTGGTGTGGGGGAAAGTAAGAATGGCGCCAGATCTCCTTGCCATTCGCAGGTGTCTCGTTTACGAGCCGTTGTAATAATGTAAAGATCTCTTGGGTTCTTCATCGGAACATAATCGTCCGTACCCAGTTTTCCACCCTCTTGAATATAATAGTAAGCGAGGCCGGTCCTGGACTTTCCAGAGCCGACCCCGCCGCAGAGGATGCAGCCATTTTTCATCCGGCCAAGAGCCTCTTGCTGGTAGTCATAGAGTTGCATCGACACGGAGCATCACTCATTCTCTTTCTCCAGATACTCGTCTCTCCATTTTTTGATGGTATTGAAGTATTTACCCTTGTTACCAAGAGCTTTCTTTGCAATCGCCATGGCCAGACCTTTCTCTGGATCAAATTCGTCATAAACTGCCTTTACAACGGTCTTTGTCCCATCAGCCCAGAAAACAATGGTGGCCGGATCATTGAACATGACATTCTGAATTTCTGGGACAATAGAAATATCATTGCTTTGTCTCTCTATCATGTCTCGGTAAGCTTTAGGCGGCTGGTTCATCTCTCGAACAGACTCATAGTAGATTTTACTTCGCTCATTGGGTTGGAAGTGCGTTCCGTAAACACATGTTTTGCAAATAGAGGTTTCTTTTCCAAGGGGAGTATTGAACTTACAGTCTTTGCATCTCGAACATTTGGTCATTACTTTTCTCCTTTCTCGAACAGATCTATGAATTTGTTGATCATTCTCCTTGTGTGCCATACATCGGAGAAATACATAGGCGTAAACCAATAATTCTCCATGCTATCGCCCGAAGTCATCGGTTCGGTGAGTGTATTTCCAACCTTGACATAACCAGCTACTCCAAGTAGAGAAATCTGAATGTAACACATCAAGGCTACCAATTCTTCAATATCCTGTCCGATAACCAGAATGTGGTTTTGGAAATTTAACCCCGCGTCTTCTAATTTGCGACGGGCGGAATTGATTGCGGCAATTAGAGTTGCTCCGGCTCCACAACAGCAATCGTTGATCGAAATATAGCCCTGTTCGTTTACTTGTTCAACGAGGTTATCCATTGTAACATCAGCCATCAGTTGGCACACATGGTATGGCGTAAATATCTGCTTCAGCTCCTCATAGTCGAGGCGTAGATCCATAAACATCTCTCCAAGGAAATCCTGCTCTGGGTTTTCATCCAAAGCCATAACCACATCGGCATAGAGTTCAGGAAATATGTGCTGCTGAGATTTTTCGTATTTGTTAATGATTTCAAGATACCGTTTCTCTCGCTCATCATAGTGGGATTTGTCAACGGTATTGGACATTGCGCAGGCCGACATGACAATAAAATCTCTCCAAATATCGATCGGACGACACTTTGAAGAGAGTAGTTGGTGAAATTTATTGCGAAACTCCTGGTAGTGCTCGCTTTTTCGTGTCGACGGTCTGGCTGGGATGTATTCCTTCTTAACCGTTCGAGCTGATTTCGGTACCTGTGCAATAGGTGGTGTCTCTTTCTTTACCGAAGGCATTGTGACAGCCATCGGTGGTTTCCAAGGTTCTTCCATGGGTTTCGCCCGCATCTGTGCCCTTGGTTTCTGCTGAGAAGGCTGGGAATGTTTCTTCGTTTTTCTCTTCCGGGTATTTTTCCAGAATGGTTTCATTCCGCGCCCTCCTTAAATATCATGTGGTAAATTACCTCGTTAACCACGTTTTTCTCCTTTCAAAATATAATGGGAGCGCCGGCTATCTCCTTATTCACCGACGCCCCCACATAAGGTTTATTCCTCCGGATACTCGTCGCCAGCATACTTCTCGGCGAACTCATCCTCTTCGATAACGACATACAGAGACCGCAGATAGGCTTTGACGCCGCTCTTCTCATTCTTGGTGCCCTCCTGAATGATCCAGTTATAGGGGCGAATAGTCAGATCTACATTACGGATCTCTGCGAAGTCCAGCGTATCAATGGATTCCTCATCCAGTCGAACCTTCTTCCGCTTGGTGATCATGTACACCGTAGGCGGAATATTATCAAAGCTGACAGCCACCTGAAGGTAGTAGCGAGGCTCCTCACCCTCATCTCTGGGCGCCCGAACACGGATGTTCCAGCCATCACGCTCCAGCTTCTGAGCATCCTCAGGGTCCTCGATATAGACGCAGAAGTTGCGCTGACCGGCACGATTGTACTTGCTCTCTCGTCCGGAGAAGTTCCGGAACAGAAGGCGGGCGTTTTCGATTACAAGATTGTCATTCACTCTGGGGTTAGCCATAATTAAAATCTCCTTTATTGTTTTATGTTTTAGGCGGTATACTTTGAGAAATGTTGTTTACATTCTCCGTTTCAAATCATTGACCTCTTGTTCGAGGCTTTTAATTCTGTTCAATAGTCGTCCTTCACTATGAATGGCCGCTAAAGCCATTAAAACAGCAACTGCGATGTCGATGACCCACAAAATCATATGACCGGTGCGAACGGCGGTAAATGCAGCAATGACATTTAGGAAGAATGCGATTAGCGAAATGGTCATGTAGATCACCTCACATCAAATGGAGTAGAGTCTTCTTCGTGCGGTTCTCCTGCACCGAACCAGGGAGGCGTATCATCTTCTGCTCGAATATAAGGATCGTCCGACACAAACCACTCGAAGTCTCCATACTGGGAGATGTCCGCAACAGCTGTATCCACCATGGCATCGTAGTAGCCTCGATCAATATCATCCTCTTTACCGAGCTGCTTGACCATTTCAGACTCCAGCCAACGATACCCCTTGGCGCCACCAGCAGATGCATAGCTCTTCTTGCCAGTCTTTTTGTCCACGACTTCCCGCAGCAGCAATCCTCCGTTGTAGCCGGGTTTCATAGGACAGAAAGAACCGACTTTACCTACGAAAATATAATTGTGGCCGGCTTCAATGAGTGGTTCCAATTCTTCAATTCGAGCGCATTCCGCTTTCATAGGTTCGTTCAGTCGTTTCGGGTCATTGATTTGCTTCCAAAGTTTATCGCGCTCCGCTTCTAAATTGGACACATCCGGTAGGGTCTCGTTCGTATCCAGATACAAAGCTGTAGTAACCGACTTGGTCTCGCACATATCCTCGAACATGATTTCCTCTTTGGAGAACAGCCGCTTAAATACATACGGAATCTGGAACTGGGTGCCGGTGGCCGTCCATTCGCCAGGGTGCTTCCGAATATCACTGGGAATATAACCGTAAGCCTGCTGACACTTCTCGCCGGTACTGTATTTGGCAATATAGACTGCATTGTTGACCAGACACATCCGATCATAGGTCGCCTCATGTTCAAAGACATAACCGTACATCTTGCCGTAATCCATCACAAACTGAATAATCTCAGGCGTAGCATCGGGAATCTTGATAGAGTCCGTTTTGATATGGGCAACAGTAAAGCCCCGCTTCTGGACCTCATGCTTGAGGTTGACCATAAACAGGGCTCCGCGTTTAGCGACGATATTGTCTTTGTTTCGGTTGTCCCGGAAGGGGTTCTCAAAGTTGGCAGAAGTCAGACCATAGACTGAGTTGATGGCGATTTTCAGCGCCTGTGCCAGAGAGTCCGCCGATCCCTCATCCGTCAGGTATTTTGCCAAAGCACCGTTCAGCATCTTTCGAGCCTTCTCGAAGTTCTTATGCTTGATTTCCACACGAGCGTCCTTGATCTCCTGGAACCGTTTCGTGTACTCCGGACCAAACAATTCTTCTGCAATGATGGAACTGGGATGCATGGACGCAATATCCAGCAGAGCAATATCACCGTACATACCAGGCTCGGCATAGACATACCCGCCTTCGCCGACTTCTTCACCTCGATAGAGGGATTTTCCACCCTCGAACTTATATCCGGGAAAGATGGGACGCTTCTTTTTGTCAAAGGCCGTGTATTCATCGTATTCCTCTTCGCCGAAGGTAAATGGAATATCTTTGTTCGGGTCATAGATCTGACTGGCGTCACCCATGTTGCGATAATTGAACTGATCCTGCGGACGCTTATTTCCACCAAATATAATTCTGGTGGTCAAAGAGTTCGTCGTATCATTTACCGTCATTCCTGCCACATCGGCCAGGATCTCACGGGCCACAAAGTCAGCTTTGCGGGCGTTGAATACCGCTTCCGTTGCAATCACATCGTTATCGCAGTATTCTGCCACTTTCTGCCACAAATGTTCGGGCACAGGTTGATCCCAAGGAAGTCCGAGCTCCTGATGATGCAGACCCAATTCAATTTCCCACTTTTTCAAACTCTGTTTAACAGAGCAGAAGTCGTACACATCCGTATAAGAGACATTGTACGCTTCCCCGAAGAAACAGTTATTGCTCCGAGCCTTTTTCTCGCTATTGATAATCTTCTGCGACAAATTGAAGAGCTGCTCATTGGTGTAACCCATCAATCGTGCGTACAGAATATGATTATCGTACCTGCGGCAGTTAAAACCGACAAGACGGAACTTCATCAGACTTTCAATGTCTGTGGGCTTGGGGTTGATCATTCTCACGACAGTCTGATCTGGCCCTTCGATCTTCCAGTTTACAAGGAACAGATTTGGGAAGACCTCAACATCATAAAAGACCAATTTTGCATCATCATTTTTAACAGCAGGTCCATCCTCGGCAGATTTGAACGGCATCTTATTTACCAATTTGATGCAGTATTCTGCCTGATTGGTGCTGTTGGCCGCAAAGGCCAGGACTGCGTTGCGCATATCGGTCACATCATAAGTCAGACCGCTTTCATACGCATCCGTCAGAATCTTGTAGATAAAGTCGATAGAGGGCTTAGTCGCCGGATGGATCTCTTTATTGAGATTTCGTTTGATCTGAACTCTAAGCCCTTTCTCGCTTTGAACTACTTTGGAATTTACCACGTTGTTTTCTCCTTTCAACGGTAACCCAGAGCTTATCGTAGCGATAGGCAGGTCGTTACATTTGGATAGCTTTCGCCGCAGAGAACTATTACCAGTGAACACCTTAACCTCGATGTGGTCGTCGTAAATTCGACTCAATCGGGTGGGATCTCCAGAATAAATATAATGCAGGTGGATGCCGCAGCCGCTCTTACTTACCTCCGCATAGGTCGCTGGCCACTTGCTTGCCTCAGCCAAATTTTGCTCAAAAGATTTTTGCCCCTGCTCATCCGGAATATCAAAGTCGATGACGATATGGTTCTCGGGGAGCTTGACATAGTGTAGCTTCGTAGTATCCAGAGACGAAAGTTTTGTCGAAACCTTCTCCCATTTCCTACGAGGCGTACCCTCTTCGTTCGCATATTGGGCGAGACAATCTCCGCAGGCTTTATCAAAGTAGGATGGCGCTCCATCTACAAAATCGATAGACGGATGCGCCGGAACAGGGCTCGAAGAGGTCTCCTTTTCCTCCGGAGCCTGGTCTTCAAACTTTTCGGTTCTGAACCCGCTGTAATAGTTCCGTACTCTGGAGCCATCCCCCATACTGAACCGTTCCTCATAGTTTCGGAAGTAGTTCTTCAACTCCTCCTTAAATATCATACGGGAAACGGGATATGGGACTTTGGCTTCCTCCGTATAGGTCTTGTACATCTCCCAAGCGGATTTCAGAGAGACGCCATCCTCCCGCTTAAAGACATGATACGAGTCCACGACAAAGTTATAGAAATCATTGGACGCCCCCATCATCGAAATGGGAATATAATCGCTATAATAGTCCGGATTCTCCAAATAGACTTCTTGACAATGCCAGGCAATCCCGCCCAACTCAAAAGGAATTTGCTTTGTCAGAAGCCTGTACTCTGTCGGAGGAACCTTATCGCCGGTAGGTGTCACATCAATCAATCTTCGGATAATGCCCGATTTTGCATCTGTGATCCTTACCGGTTTGTTGGTACCCATAATCAAAAATGTTTTGAACCGGTTGGAATAGGCCGAACGGAACTTCTCGTTCACCGTCATCATCTCATGGGATACTAAACTATTGATACGGGTGTTGTCTTCAATTCTGGAGAGATCGCCGTCATGCTGAATTGCGACCAACGGGTTTGAGCGAAATGCCTCCAGAGCAAAAGCATTACTGGACGAACCGAGATCCTTTGCACTGAAACTGGTGTGATACCCCTCGAATAGCTGCTGAATCACATTGATGATGGTACTTTTACCTGTGCCGACCGCACCATAGAACACCAGAAACTTTTGCAGCTTCTTGGAGTCACCGGTAACAATCGAACCGATACACCACTCGATTTTGTGGCGTTCCTCTGGAGAATATAATGTAGATATCAGCTTATCCCACGCTGGCGTCTCACCAGGTTCCAGCGGGTAGGGAAGAGATTTGCTGGCGTAATCTCGTTTCCCCACCTTTGTGTTCGAGAAGACCAGTTTTTCATCTAACATGTGGAACTGATCTTTCATTTGCTTTTGGCAGTATCGATGCCAGCTATCGATCATGCCGGTTTCTGCGTCCCACATATGCAGGACACGAATATTGTCGTCAAAACGCTTGCGGTTTTCCTCAGCATATTGGTCCAGCTCACGGTCGATCAAGTCGACCGCATCCTGTTCATCAGTCGACCATATCCCCCGTTCCTCAATCCATATCGCGTAGAAGTCGCCGCCTCTGATCATGAGGTCGTTACTTTTCTTGATGATAAACTTGGGATATACCTCGATGATGCCTCGTTTCCCGCTTCGCGTTGCGATCATCAAGAAGTCCAGCATCGGGCCGCTTACTCTCCTTTACCATACTCCAGCTCTTTTACTTTGATGGAAAGCTGATAGATTTGTTCTTCCTGCTTCCGGCGTTCCACCTCGGACCAAATAGCAAGTCCGATGGCTGTCAAAGCCATAACAGTGATACTCCTGTTCTTACGAAGCAGTTTGCTCATGCGCTTGTCAGCAACCTGAAAATTATGGTTCATTAGAGCGGTCAAATCACCGAGCGTGCTAATACTCATTACCGATTTGTTTCCCATGTTAAATGCCTCCCTCTTGAATAATCTCACCTAAATGGTATTGCATCTGATACCAGATCTCCGTTCGTCTCATGTCGCGGCCGTTGTTCACGGTAAAAAGGCCGCCCTCTCCATTTCGTTCGTATCCTCGGTCAAGGAAGCGTTCCAACGTCCGGTCGACAAAATATCTGTCAAATTTCCGGTCATCCATAGCGCCGATACCGAGACTTACCAGCATACTCCAGAACCACTGACCCGTTCGATTTCCAATATCGGGGTCGTCCATAATATGCTCCTCACAGCGAATGGAAAGGGCGATCATCATTTCCAGAACGCTGCACGGCCTATCATCCAGGTATGAAGCGATCATGGCATCAGAATATAATTGCTCGCGACCGAACCGATACCTAAGCTCGATGCCGTCTTCGGCTCGGTTTCCGTCCATCGGAATTGTATAGATGAACTCCGTATCATAGAGCCTCACAAACAGTTTTCGATAAGACTTGTTGGTATATCGGTCATCGACCACGAGCTGATACATCCAGTCAAAATACTGGTCAATTAGCTCGTTTTGAGTCAAAACTCAGAACCTCCTTTTTAGATCTTGGGAGGAAGGGTGGAACGAAACTCGGCATAGCTGCGGAGATCTTTAAGGATCTCATAATCGCACCGCTTAGGGTCACTTCGGACAAAGACAGAGTCCTCTTCGTAATCTCCGAAATGGTTCAGCGCATCACCAACAATTTCTTCCGGATCGTCGATAATAACACCGTTTTCATCAGAAAGGATGTCGTCGTCCTCGAAGTAGGTCAGGCTGATTTGAGTGTACCCATCCATTTCGCCAAATTCCTTAGGTGAAATGACATATGGCGCCTCAATGCTATGATCTTCTTTCTGCGGAACCGAAGTGTGCGCATATTTGGTGCGATTGACCATGCGGACATACTCGTTAATATCCCCTTTATCCTGATGCTCATTTGTGCTTAGGATGGTGGAAGGTACTTTTTCTTCTTCCAAGCACTCTGTCACTTCGAGTTTGCTTTTGAGTTCCTCGATTTCATCCTTCAGCTTCTGCTCTCTATTTCGGAAAGCTTCCTTAACCGAGAGAATATCTTCTTCCGAAATTTTTGCATATCGCTCATTGGCAACACGCCATGCGGCCATTCCGCCGATTGCGGTGCCAGCGAGGAATGCGATAACTGTTCCCAGTTTATTCATCGTAATCTTCCTCCTCGTCTTTCACGCTCATCACCGTAATCGCAAGACCTCCAAACAGTAATGCTGCGCTGATCAAAAGTCCGCCTGTGATGTGGCGTTTTCGTCTGGTATTCACAGCGTAATCCAACATGGATACCAGATTTGCGAACCCCTCCATATTGATTACCTCCGTGCCGAGAGAATAGTAACGCCACTGACAAGGCATAGCCCAGAAACCGTGGCCAAAGTATAAGACAACAGGGCCTTCAGACAGTTTTTCATAATATACGGCCTCCTTTAGTCATAACTGGAAAAGTAATGCGCCCCCACCTGGAACATGGGGACGCCATAAGAATGGTAGTGATTCGTCCGAAAGAATACTACCTCGTGATTTGTGCGGCTTTCCAGCTCGTCTCGAACCAACTCCACCAGTTCATCCATTACATAGCAGCGTTTAATACGCTCCCCATACATTCCAGAAAACTGATTCTTCTGATAAACAACTTCGCGAACTGTATTGGGGAAATGCGGGTCATCCACGCGATTAAGCACCACATCAATGACCAATCGCTGTCCTTCCTCACACTCTCCTTCAGCTTCGGCCATGGTAAGTAGCGCGATCAGATCGATTTCTTCTTCTGTCAAAACCGTTTCGGGTTCCGGGGTAGGTGCTTCGTGCACAACGGCAACCTCTTCTGCAATTTTTATCGGAGTCTCTGTCAGACTTACCGTTGCTCTAAGCGGCTGCACAGTCAGAGGTTTAGGCTCAATCGTCGTAGATACCGGTTCGGGGGCATTGACAAACGATACCCCCGTGAAGATTGCTCCTACCATCAGCAGACAAACAAGAATTTTTCTCATGGTTCACCTCACAGTGTCTGATGGGTAGCCAGAGCATCAGTGATATCGCCCACGACATTAAAGTCCAGGACGAAAGAACGCTCATAGCCATTCACGAAGTCCACAGCCTTGTCCCGGCAAACCTCAAAGATGCCGAAATCCACAAAGTTGTCGCCGATAGGCTCCTTGGGGTCGTAAATCCATCCGACAACAGCGCCGGCCTTGGTCAGAGGGAACCCCAGCATCTCATAAACTTCATTCAGGAACAGATGACCACGAGATTTCAGTCGATCATTGGCCTGTGCCTGACGAGCCAGCAGATAGAAACGGTTCTGCTCAGCATCCTTCATATACGCGGTGTGGGTCTCATCAAAGATGCGGGCATACTCGCTATACTTGGAGGGATTCCAACCCTCGTCCGCCACATTTACAGTCTCTTTGACCTTCTTTTCCTTACCCTTTTCATCCACAACAGTGGTCTCGATCTCCTTAGCCTTGACATTGTAACGGAGTTCTTTCTCCACCTGCTCGCCAAACCGATCCAGAACACGGTCGCGATAGTCCTTAAAGTTCCGATCCAGTGCTGTATAAGCCGCAGCCAGCGCGACATTGCGCTTCTTCAGAATATGATGACTGGACAGAATGCAAGTGATGGACGCAGCACCCAAGAGAACTGCGGGAGCATACAACTTCACATAGGAGATACCAGTCTGGGTGTAAACCTGGATCGTATCACGACGAACATTTTCCTTGGTATACACTTCACCAGCGTTGGTTACTCCGTTCTCATCAGCAGTATGGATCGTATCCAGCTGCTGCGCGTTTTTCTCAGCAACCTTACAGGCCTTAGGGGTGGCCTTGCAAGCCATAACTGCACTGGCCACTACGCCAACCACACCAACGGCCACCAGGATCTCGGGGCTCTTTTTCTGAAGCTGGAAGCCGATCCGATTGAAGGTCAGGCTCACAGACTTAACAAGTTCATTCTTATTCATCACAGAATATCCTCCTTAGAAAATGATTTAGCAATAGATTTGTAGATTCTCCCTACATTCTGGAGATTTCCATTGAATTCCTCCAGCAAGCCATCCAGCTTATCATCGAATTTCTCCGCAATTTGCTCTTTGGCTTTTTGTACGACTTCTTTCTTCAGCCGAGACTCATCAATCTTGGCCACATTCTTAGCGATTTGATCCGTCACGCCATCAGAAATAATGTTGTACTGTTGTTTTACAGCAGCGCCAACGCGGCTCTCGATTTCCCGCTTAATATCACAGGTGACCTCATCCGTGGCACGCTTTACTGCATTGTAAGACTCTCGTTCGACAGCTCTCTGAACAGCCTGATCGATAATCTTATCCGGAATGTCGATATCGGTGTCATTGGCCAGACGGTCGATGGTAATATCCAGTTTGTCACATACAGACTTCATCCTGGATCGGACGCCAACGGCGTACCCAACACCGACCAGACCTAAGACGCAGATCCCGACCCCAACAAAAGAATCAAGATTTGTTTTCATTCGTGCATCTCCTTCAAATATTCATGGTACTCGGTGTCCGAGGCGAACAGCATCCATCTACCATTCACCATGCCCATGTACCCATAAGGCGTGGTATAACCGTACACGACCAACACCTCCTCTTAGCGCAGTTCCTCCGTTCTGGGGAGCTGAAGCATATAACCTTCCCGTGTATGAATTACCTTCGCTCTACGAAGATCAGACCAACCATACTTATTGGCTGTGTAATTGGGACAAGTCACACCTGCCAGATCGTAAAGATCTGCTACCGATGCCACATCATAGTTGGCGATTGCAGCTTCCAACTGCTCCAAAACCAAAGCAGCATCGCCGTAGGTCTCAAAGATGATGTCATCGCATTCAAAGGTGACAGCTGCTCTGGGGCGTCCGTATGCTCTGCGGTCATCTCGACGATCATCATAGAATTTCTGATAACCAACTCTGGAGCCACCTTTACGACTCCCAAGTCGGCCTGAATCACCAAAAAGCATGATGCTGACCACATCGGCGATAGCGTTCTTAACACCCGGAACAATGACATCTGCTAAAATGGACGCTCTAACGCTGTCCGTATCTTCCGGAACAAAGATATTGAAAAACTTCCTTGCTTCGCTCTTCTTTCTTGTCTTAGCCGCACCGGTAACAACCTTTTCCAGTGGCTTCTTCTCAGGTTGACCTGCGGCAGCACCCGTTTTTTCTCTCGCACTATGGGAATTATTAGGGTAATCCGCCATTGCGTTTCCTCCTTGTAAATATAAAATGAAAAAGGGAAAGCACCTTGTTATAGGTACTCTCCCTTCAGCGAACCTCTCTTGCTCTTACTTCTCAGAGCTTTCCGTGTCAGAGTCTTCCGCATTGTCGACTTCGGTGTACTCCGCGTCCACCACTTCGGTCTGATCCTTCCGTGCAGCCTTGTATTCGGCCACCTTGGTACCAACAATCCCCCAGAGTTTCTTCACCCCGCCAATCATAGCGTAGGCCAAGAAACCACCGGCGATTCCAGCAACCAATGCGCCAGCACTGCTGCTTTCGGAAACCTCATCAACCTCAGTAATTTCGTCGAGTTCCTCGTTCTCCATCACTCTTGCGTTCATCTCTTCCATTATTAAGTCCTCCTTAAATATAAGTTTTCATGGATGGTTCTCCATAACAGGAGTTGCTATTTCTGCGGATTTTACCAACCGAGATAAGTTGGCGGAATACTATGCCCAATGACAAGGTAGGGAATGCCTTCTACGAGCTGGGAACTAAAATCAAGTTCGATGTAACCCTTGTCAATATCCCAGCCCATTGTTTCTCCAATCGAGCTGTCGCAAGGCTCAAGGCCGATTTCCTGCAAGAATTCATTGACCGTGATCCGCATTTCTTCACGCATACGCTTATTGAGCGTATTTTCGGCTCTGCGAAGTGTCTCAATATCAGACTTGAAGCAGGCATTGGTCAATGGATCAAAGCAGGGGGTCTCACCTCGGCCAGTAGGAACGAATTTTCGCTCTGTAACATGAGCGTTTTCCAGTTTTTCACGAGCTACTGCATCCCGAATGGCCTGCTCTTTCTTTTTGCCTACAATTTCCACAGCTTTACCTTTATACTCTTTGAGTGCCGTCTCCGAAATGGTATACGCGGTTACAAGCGCTGCATTTCGACGAGCATTGATGGAACTGGCTCCGATAATGCAGGCAGCTGAACAGACACCGCTCACCGCTGCCGGAATATAACATTTCCAAGTGGTCTTTACCACTTCGGGTCCAGTCAATGATTTACCGACTTCGCTCTCTTTCTCCTCGATCATTTTAAGAGCCTTTGGTGTAGCCTTTACTGCGATTGCGGCCGTGGCAATCATGCCGGCAATCCCAATGCCTGTCAGGATTTCCGGGCTGTGCTTTTGAACCGTTTTCCGCAATGATCGCCATGCGTTTTTAACGATCTGTTTGTTCACAATGTTGTTCCTCCCATCGTATGTATCCTACTGCTCGATCTCCTGAATACTCTCCAGCAGACTCCAAGCAGTTTCCGCAGCAATTTTGAAAATGCGGCTTTGAACATCAGTCATGGAGGTGGCTGCGAAAACCTCCATTTTTAAGGCGAATTTCTCGATCGTCTCCGATGCTATAGTCCACGGATGATCCCATACTTGTTGTGTAATCTCCACCGTTGCCCATTTGGAGAAAGAAATCTCCTCGGCCTCATGCTGTGGCCAGTCGGAGTACGGAGCATCCTCGTACTGCTCCATAACGGCAAATAAGTGGAGCAGTGCCCGTTCGTTCATGTGTATCGGCTCTGACAAAAGCAAAGAGCCCCTGTCAGGGCTCCTCACTTTCAGTCTCTCCATATCCACGGGCTGCCAAGGCTTCGTTGACCTTCTCCTCGATCATGGCATCCTGTTCTTTGTTTTCCGCCCAGCTGGATAGCAATGTACCAATCCCGCCAAGAGCCAGTCCCACAAAGGACAAGACTTTGAAAATCGCTTTCTGTTCCATAAAGTCTAACCTCCAGTTTTTATAGATTCTCCATAATAGGAGATGTTGTTTCTGCGGATCAAAGGAAATCGTTGTATTCTTCCTCAGTCATAGGTGGAAACGGAATATCTAAAATATAACATTCAACTTCTCCATTAAGCCCGTCATCAACTGCGGCTTTGTGATGATCGAAGTCCACCCAATAGAGTCCGTCCGAAACCATCCAACCAATCGTATCGCCCTCTGGAATTGTTGAGATTCCAAGAAACTCATAGAAATTATTCAGCGTAATAAATCCTCCACTGAGGGCAAAGTTCCGATTGAGATGATACTCTGCCTGAAGCACTTGACTGATGGTTGCCTGAAAATATCGTTCGCTGATACTGTCGTAGAACAACCGTTCTTCTTCACCAGAGTCCTCAAAATCAAGCGAAGTTATGCAACATAGAGACTCGGAAGAAATATGAGGACTACGGCTCTTTTCCGCTGCCAAAGCAGCCATCACTTTTCGATGGGTCTCCGCTCCGTAGACCTCTTTTACTTTTTGCCTGTATTCATTGTAAGATTTGCTCACAAGAGCGTATGCACTGACCAAAGCTGCCTGCTGACGCTTATTTAGGGCATTTGCACTGAAAATACACCCGATTGTAGCGATTCCAGCAATCGCTGCCGGTGCGTAGGTCATCCAGCACGCTCCTATTGTCTCTATTCGGGTCAATTTCTCACCATTTTCAGCATTTTTAGCCGTTTTTGCCTCTTCCAGACACCGCAGTGCCTTGGGAGTTGCTTTGGCTGTAAGGACTGCGGTCATCACAACTCCGGCTGCGCTGACACAAGTTAATATGGTTGGAGCCGCTTTCTTCATTGACTTTCCAGCCCTTTGAAGTAGGTTTTGTTTAGGTTTCAAGATTAGGAGCCTCCTTTATAGCTCAATCAAAATATAATCCATCGAGAATCGACTGTGCCGCATCTCTGGAGATGGAGAAGACAAAACCCGGATCATCTTCTTTTGCAGTTACAGACATCCTCTCCACAAACCTTGTAACGATTGTTGCTGGAGAGTCTTCTTTATGTCTGTTAAGTTCCAAGAGCAGCTGTTCCAATGTAAACTTTTGTAACCCGAGTTCCTTGAAATAAGAGTCGCTTGCAGCAGTCTGATCCATATTCCGTTCAATATCACGAATGTAATCGATTATGAGCTGCCCCATGACCATACGATCGTACAAAGCCTCAGCCTTCATCGCATTAAGGATTATAGGGGACCTGCTCAACATCCCCGCCAGCGACGGTTACAGAGCGCATGAGTTGCCCGGTCTCTTCATCAAAGTAAATAGAGTCGGCCATGTGATCCCACTCCTCAAATTGCTCTGCAACATTCTGCCCCTTGGAACGACGCAGGGCGATCAATTCCTCGTGAACAACTCTTCGCCATGCTCTGGCAATGTTTTTGCGGCTTTGAGCAAAGATGTTATAGAGGCCGGTCTCTGTAACGAATGTGACCTGCCGGCGCTGACCTCCGCTCACCACGGGGAGCATCATCTTCTCATCCTCTTCACAGAGATTGACCATGCCCCAGATGTTGTTGCGGCTGTACTCCATCAGCTCAGCCACATCCGCAGCCTTGAACAAAGGCTCGTCCAGATCCCCGTAGACAGGAAGCGTATAGTTTCTGAACTTGATTTCACCTACAATTTTAACTTCCATTTTGATTTTCTCCTTTCAAAATATAGATCAAATTTGAACGACTACATCTGGATTAAGTATGAGAATGCAGTCGCAGTCCCATCCATAGAGACCGTAGTACATGTTGTCTGCACCACGCTTGTCTTTGTACTCCTCTCCATACCAGCATAGCTCTATAGCATCCCATCCCTGTCGCAGACATTCTTCAAAGTCGAGCATCTCTGAAGACTGCCAGAAAAGATCGCCGTCTACTGTGGGCAGTCGGCACAAATCGGGAATGCTATGGATCACGCCTACCTTTGCCCCGTCCCGCAAAGTAAACCGAAAGAACTTGGATGACTCGATCCAGTCTGGTTCTTCGCCCTCACACCAGTCGCGCCATCCAAATGTAGCCGCCTCACGAGATGCCCAGAGACCCCCAACGGGTTTATTCCAGTGAGGACGGTTCTTGATCGGGAACCCTTTCGCCGAGTCAAAGACCGACGCTCCATAATGAATATAAACTGTTTTCTCCATGCCGCCATTTCTCCTTTCTCGGCAAAAACTTAAAGAGGTTGTATCGGACTCGAACCGATGACCTCCGGACGGGTTTGTCCGGCGCTCTACCACTGAGCTAACTTCCTCTCCATAATAGGAAATGCAAAATCTGCGGAAGAAAGACAAAAGCCCCTGTTACGGGGCCTTCGCCTCAGATTCCGATGCTTTTCAGCAATTTGTTCAGCTCTTCCTTTGTAAGCTCCAAATCAAGATTTAATTCCACATGCATCTTCTCTTCCATCACTGTCGTCCGAAGACGGTTCAGCCTGATATCAACATCATAGCCCAACTTGTCTCGAACAACTTTCTCTGCAAGTTTAGACGCAATCATTGTTGTAAATTTCGATTCAATTCTCATTTCGTCCATGCTCCTTTAACCTCCTTAATGAGCATCGTTCTCCGTAATAGGAGCTGTGAAATGAGCGCAAATGTAAAAGGAAAGAGCCCGTTTCTGGGCCTTCCCTCAGCAGATCCAATTTTCTTTCGCAAAGAACATCGGCACCGCGATCATTCCAAATAACACCAGTGCAGTTGCGTCATTATCTACAAATGTGGGCACACATCCGCAGAGTATCAATACAACCGAACAAAGTTTGTTTTTTAATGTTTTCATGCCAAAAACCCCTTTCAAATACTATTGGTTCTTCATAAAGGAGTTTGTTAAATTGGCGAATGGTCAAAGACCGTTTCCCAGGGCTCTTTTGGAATCGGCTTCATTTTCAATGCCCACATGATCTGCCGAATAGTCACCGTGGGATAGAGCCCTTCCGTACCCTTCGCAGCCCGGCTATCAAAGAACGCTCGGAACCCCGGATGCAAATATAATGGATCGGTGAGCCAGTCGTCGATTTCAGTCCAGAAAGTAGATTTTGTTTCTGCTTCAAATCTCTGCTGAATGACAGCCAAACCTCGATCGTCTATTTCAAACAAGGTGCATGAATGGTAGACCGGATGGTCGCAAAGATAGCGCTTGCCATACATGGATAAGTAGATTTTAGGTTTCTCGTAGTGGTATCGCATGGTTCCTCCAAAATATAAAGAGGAAAAGCCCCTGTTACAGAACTTCTCCTCCGCGTAGGTCAATGCTTAGTCATCGAACATTTTGCACGACGCCTTGCAATGGGGGTATGGTCCTCCGCACGCTCTGCAGCCAGCAGGCGGCATATCATCCCTGAAGATCAGGTAGTCATCGCCTCTTTCATCTTGCACGAGCTCCATAGGATCTCCGCTTTCATACTCGTACTCCATTTCGTCAATTTCCCATCCGCACGATGGGCAGGCGTAAATATCGCATCCACCTCTGGGATCTTCTTTCAGATCCATAACCGCTCCGCACTGATTGCAGATGGCGTACCCTTGGTTCAGGTAATCCATCAATTCAGTACCCTCCGGAATAATGACCTTTTTACCCTTCTTACGCATTTGCATTACCTCCTAAATAGTCCAAAGGGCCTTTCGGCCTTCGGCTAAATTTCGAGGTAAAGAGCGCTCTCTTCCTCATAAAGCGCCTTGTATATTTGGCGAAGGCTATGATAAAATGGAGACATCACTTGTGATCGGAGGGTCAAGTATGGCTATTTGTATAGAATGTGGTAAAGAATTTGATGTCGCCACCGTAAGACGAAAGCTCAGTCGAGAATATTTTAAGGGTGTTTACGATGACCAATACCCCGATGGCAATGTTTGTTACAGTTGTGCTCTTCTTGATATTAGCGCAAACTGGGGAAATGGCGAAGACCAAATCGAAGATATGGGTTCCGGTTGGGACCCTGACTAAAAAGCAAGAGCCCTTGTTAGAACCCTTGCCATCATGGAGTTACCCGTTTTGGATGTGCCTTTTCTCATCAATGATTTTGAAGTTGTTGATCCACTTTTCCATTAACGCAACAGGCTCTCTTACAACCGCTGCAATTTCTTCTGCGTTTTTTCCAGCGTCATATAAGCGGCGTGCACGCCCAATGCGTAGAATTAGTCTTGCTCGCTTCACTTCTTCCTCTGTCATTTTCATTTGTAAAACCTCCTTAAATTCGGATTTCTCCATAAAATACTATGTTAATCATGCGATAAAACGAAGAGACTACGCTGTTTGCGTGGTCTCCTCATTTTTTTTGAGCCTGTTCGTTACTTCGTCGGTCTAAAACGACTGAACAGATTTCTGAATGTGGTGGATGAGTAAACACCGGACTCCTCGAACTTGAAGCCTCGCTTCATCCAGATGCCGTAGAACACCAACGGTGCCATCAATTCTACAGCCGCTACACCCACTCTTACATATCGGTCGATCTTCTGCTCTCGCAACTGACACGCCTGAAGTTCCTCATCCCGATTCCGGTCAGTGTCCTTGCTGGCAAGTTCTGCCTTACGCTGTTCGCTGTCCATTTCCCGGCGTTGAGCCTTCTCTTCTGCGTCAGTATGAGCCTTAATCTCTTCAATACGAAGCTTGTGAAGGGCTGCAAGATCTCGAATCGCATCCGCTTTACCCTCGTCATCGAGTGAAAATCGCTTCAGGTTCTGGATCTCCGTTTCGATCACATCATCCAACAAAGTTTTGATTTCTGCCATTTGTTTTCTCCTTTCAAAATATAAAGTTGGCTCCATAATAGTCGATGTCATTCGTGCGAAACGAAGTCCTCAGCCTTGACTCGGAAAGCGACATACTTTTGTGACAGTACAGCCGGAACATTTGCATCCAACTCTAAGAATAAGTGCGGACCATCGTCCCGATCAGACTGGTCAATACGCAAATCGCCAATGGGCCGGATGTAAAACTTTGCTTTTCCGATATAAAACCCAATCAATGCGCCGATCGCCAGCGCAAAAATACCAATTACGATTTCCATTGTAGTGCCTCCTTGAATTGTTTTCTCAAAAACCCACCCGGGAATTTTTCAGGTTATGAATATAACACGATTTCCGGTCGTCTGCGTGCGGAGAAAAAGCAAAGGGCCTGTTCAGCCCTTGCTCCTGGATTTGAGTTTCCATTTCAACTTCTCTATTTTTGTTGATGCTGCGTTTCTGACCTCTGGAATGGATGTAAGCGCGACCGCCATCGTAACGGCGGGTACAATTACCTGTCCAATCCAAAGGCGTAATTCACGACTTGCTTCAATCTGCTTGTAAGTCATACTGTTATCACCTCCATAAAGGGCATTGTTCTTTCTGCGCAAAATATAAAAAGAAAGAGCCGCATAACAGCGGCCCAATCCTTAATAGTAATCTCTATATGACACTTTTGACGGTCTTCTGTAACTTTGTCCTTCGGTGTCGTGATGCAGCATAGTAATCAACCATGTGGCACAGGACATCCATCCTACGCCAAAGGCAGTTACGATTGCCAGTAATATACCAAACGCTTTGCTCAATAAACCAATCAATTTGATCATATCGATCACCTCCATAAAGGCACCTGCTTATTCTGCGGACTGATCTTCGTAAATGATCCGCTTCCTAAGAGCACTCCATGGAAGATACCGTTCCTTTCGACAGACCGGACACCAGAACTGACTTGTCTTCCCACCCAGGTCAACTAACTCGTCGTGATCCGCCTCAAGCTTACTCCCGCAAATCGGGCAGTTAAACCGGTAACACTGCCTAACCGCCACATTGACAACTCGCATCTCAATCCCTCCTTCGGCTCAGTAGCCAGAAGAACCGTCTGTACCCGGCGTAATAGACATCTCGACAGCAGGGGATGTCGTACTTCATTTTGAGCGTGTCGTAGGAAAGCCCCTCGGTTACACCTCGCAATAGATAGGGGTATAGCTCTGGTTCAGCCTCAATGGCCGACTGTTCCACCATTTCCATACGATCTGCGAAATGAGCCCGAGATATAGCGCAGCGAGCAGTGGGGTCACTGGTCAACTGTCCACTTTTCACGAATACCTCCAGATCTCCCGGTCGCCGGCTCAGTCCATCCAGGGCGGTATAGGCTTTCTTCCAGATGGGATATTGCAGACAAAAATGTTTCAGTTCATAGTAGCGATGCTTCCCGATCCAGTAGGGGTTTTTCTGGGAGACCTCTGGCCGAATATCATTTGCCATTACCGTCGTTCTCCTTTCCACAAATATCCGGTCTCCTCATACAGCCGTTTTGGGGAGATGTAAAAGTTGATCCGACCCAGCTTAGAGTCCATGTCTTGAATATCAGTTACCAGTTGACCTCCTCGGGTTGCTTTTCCGATTGGTAGCCAGCCGGCAATGACTCCGGCTCTGACCCAGGATGCATCTTTGCCATACACCCTGGCAACTACGGCCACTGGAACCGATCCGGAACGAAACTCTTGTTCATCCATCGGCGTCTACCTCCTTTCAACGGCTATTCTAAGATAGGAACCGCCTCTCAGTAAAAACAACCTCGGTGGAAATAAAGAGAAGAGCCGCTGTTTAGCGATTCCGCTCTTTGGAGACAGTTCTAATTTCGTTTCAATTTGCTGACCAATTTCTCGGCTTTGCCTTTGATGCTCTGATACCAAGTCGGCTCAAAGAATGCGATGTACCACACCAGCCCAAATAACATCGAAATGATGTAGCAGATACCGCATAACTTCAGGTAACCGCCCCAAGTGACAGGCTTTTCGCTCCAATTCTGTTTGTTCATACAAATCACCTCTCATAATATTTGTCTCCATAATAGGCTGTGCCGTTTGTGCGAAAAAGGGAGAGCCGCTGTTTAGCGGCCCAAATCCCTCCTTGTCTTTCGGAAGTCCACAAAGATAATTTTGTCCGACTTCGGTTGTGTCAGCTTTGCTCTGGCCAGCAGAAACTTCCTCTCCAGGACTGTTGTCCATAACGCTGCGCCTGCTGTGGATGCAGCACCAACGAGGACCATCGTCCCTAAAGTTTGTAAAATCTCTTTGGTCTTCAAAACCATCACCTCCATAAAGGGCATTGTAGGTTTGGCGAAAAACAAAAAGAAGAGAAACGACTTCAGGGTCGGCCCAACGAAAACCGTTGCCCGGTGGGTAGCATCTTTTATTAAGTTATTACTTGGCGCTACGCCTTCGTGTCTCACCGCTGGATTTCCACCAGCATCTATCCGTTTCTTCTCCATAATAGGAAATGTAAATTCTGCGGAAATATCTAACTTAGAATAGAAAAGTCTATCTTAGGTTAAAAGTCTACATTGCATAAAAAGAAAAGAGCCGTATAAAACGGCTCCTCTCCTTAAATCCCTTTGCTCAGGAATATCTCATCTCCACGACGCCAAACCCGGATAAAATGCCCCGAGCGTTTAATGGCAGCCGCCAGGCAGGATCTGCATACCGCAGGACTTTTATAATCGTCTGTGCCGAACTCAACTTTTACGATATCAGCATCGCCGTTTACAAATTCCTCAATCAGTTCCTGCAACTTATGGTTGCTTTTCATTCTCGGGATCGACTCCACAGGTATCAGTTTCATTTTGTTGTCTCCTTTCGCTAATGGGTTTCTCCATAAAGGAGGCTGTGAAACCTGCGAAGAAAAGAGAGACGCGATACAGCGTCTCTCAGATTATCTCTCAATGGCCTTCCTCCAGTATTCGCTCTAACTTTGCTGTCATCGCGTCGTACTCCTCTGGAAACGCATGGCATAAATACGCTTGATTGGCACGAACACCTCTGCCATAGATAACTTTACCCAGCAAAGTCATTCCCACTGCCATAGACAGCGTACCAAATACCGCTCTTCCGAAGTCCTTCATCGCGACAACTCGATTGAGTTTTCTGATTTTATCCATTGAAATCACCTCCATAACAGGAGCTGTCCTTTCTGCGACAACCACCGCAACATTGTCATCTCACAAGGATAATCCTCAAACCCTATTGTCTCACAGGTAATAAGACCTTCCAAAACTCCTATAATTACCTCGGACTCATATTGTTTGTAGGGGAACAAGAACTCTGTCAATTCCCGATGCAGCATTCTACACCGAGTACATCGTAGACGCCGGATCAACACTCTTGTAGTCTGCCGACCCTTCGTCCGTACCAGCCGTGGCACACTGTCATAGTATTTCAATTCTCCGCCACATTTGGGGCAGGTCGATTGATCCTGCATAACCATATACGATGCCTCTAATCTAAGTTAAAAATATTGTGTAGGAATATGCTTGACAATTCATACACTTATCATATATGATTAAGACGGACGGTGCAAGAGGTAAAAAAGAAAGAGCCCTGGTTAGGACTCCCTCTCTTTTTGTGTTTCGATAATTGTTTTGATAATCCGAATGCTAAGCAGAATCCCCGTACTAATCAAGACGCCAACGGTAACATTTTTAGCTCCTTGCGCCATTCCCTCGTTGTAGAATGCCGTTAAAGTTTCCCCATGTTTTTCCAAAAGCGTATTGAGTTCATCAATTTGCGCACTCGTCATATATCTCATATAGAACACCTCCATAAAACCCATTGAAAATCTTGCGAAAGGAGATATCCGATGAGAAAGCATGTAAACCCAGCCAAACACTTGCACGAAGTCTATACCGTGCAGGGCGGCGTAAAAGAGTACAACAAAAATCAGAGAGCCTGGGGTGCGCTGCTATTTGCGGGAGGCGTTTTTCTGCTCCATGTAGTGGGCGGTCATATCATCGATAAGATCGAACGCCAAGAAATAAAAGCCTTGAAAAAGAGGGATGACCTATGCTAACACAATGCCCAGAGTGCGAACTGCCAGTGAGCGATAAGGCAAATGCCTGTCCTCATTGCGGATATCCTCTGAAACCTTCTGAAAAAATAAAAAGACCTCGCAAATCCAACAAGCGACGGCGATTGCCGAATGGCTTTGGTCAGATCAGCGAGATCAAAAATCGTAATTTGAGAAACCCGTTTCGGGCTATGGTAACGGTGGGAAAAACCTCGGACGGGAGACCCATTTGCAAACCGCTCAAACCAGAATCATACTTTGCCACCTATAACGACGCCTATGCCGCTCTGGTGGAATATAACAAAAATCCGTATGACCTCGGAACAGCCATCACCATGCAGGAGCTCTATGACAAGTGGCTTCCAGAATACGAAAAGACCGTCAAGAGTACAAAGGCGGTGACCAGTGCTTGGCCTTACTGTTCGGCAGTTTACAAGATGCGAGTTATGGACATTCGAGCCCGTCATGTAAAAGGCTGCATGGAAGAGGGCGTGGCCACTGTTCGAGGCAGAGAGCAGCATCCAACAGCCACTATGAAGAACCAAATCAAATCCATGTTTAACATGATGCTGGACTATGCATTGGAATATGAGTTAGTGGATCGAAACTATTCCAGAACCTTCAACCTCACGGAAGAAACCGTCAAAGAAATCCAGAAGGTAAAGAAGGGACATATCGCTTTTACAGATGATGAAATGGAATTGCTCTGGAATAATATCGATGAGAAACATGGTATCGACATCCTGCTCATCCAGTGCTACTCCGGCTGGCGTCCTCAAGAGCTGGGACTACTGGAATTAAAAGATGTGGATTTAGAGAACTGGACATTTCAAGGCGGCATGAAGACGGATGCCGGTGAGAATCGTGTTGTCCCCATTCATCCCCGCATTCGGGATCTGGTACTCAAAAAATATCGAGAAGCAGAAGCAATCGGCAGCCCGTATCTGCTTAATTGGGCAGACCCCAATAACCGAAACAAGAAGAACTTTGAGTTGACCTATGCTCGGTATCAGAAAGCCTTCGAGCATATCCGTGATGAATTGAAACTAAACCCCGAGCACCGTCCTCACGATGGTCGCACCCACTTTGTGACCGTGGCAAAACGCTATGGGGTGGATGAGTATGCCATCAAATATATGGTAGGTCACAAGATCTCCGACATCACAGAAAAGGTCTACACTCGCCGCGAATTTGCTTGGCTTCGAGAAGAGATTGAGAAAATAAAATAGACCTTGCCAAGCTCGCTTTCAGTGTAGGAGTATAGGTGTAGAAATAAAACCAACCACACTAAGAAGTGTAGGAATATAGTTGTACGAATGGTACAGAAATAATATATGAATTACCTACACTTACCCGCTTTTAACTACTCTTATCTGTTCTGAAAACCATTGGTATTACAGCAGTTAATAGCACTTAGAAGCAGGTAAAAGCGTAGTTAGTTTCTATTATAAAAACCAATTATCCCGTAATTCCGGTGCAAAAACGGTCAAGGTGTAGGAGTAATCGAGGAATAATCGACTCTCCTACACCTCTTTTTACACCGTTCTGCCGCTTTAGATAGAGGAGCAGAGGCCAGATCTACTCGCCTCAGTATCCGCGAACATCCTCGACAAACGACCCGTTTCTCAAGTGGTTTTCATACGCTTCTCGGATGATGCGAATAGCGATATCCACTTCTCCATTTTGAAGATCGTTGTCTTTGATGATCTCCTCATATTCAGCATAGAGCCGAAAGACTCGCTTGAACTGCTCCCTGGTCACAGGGTTATCGGGGCAAACGCAGTACGAGGCAAAGCTTATGATTGAGCTGCGCTTGCTTTCAATGTATAGAGACATGGTGATTTCGGTGTTCTTATCCATTTCTTCTTTCAGAACCTTAATGGACTGATCGTACACCACCGCTCTATCATTTACCCATTTCATCCAGGCGTCACGCTTGGCGATATTGTCTTCGCTGTAATGGGATTCCACGCTGTTCAACACGGTCTTCACATCGCGAATAGTCGTGGACATTTCACGCATAGCCTGTCGTTCCTGCTTCTTCCGAGCAAAATACTTTCTGATCTTAACGAACTCGGGAACGACTTTTCCCTTAAACTCCAAAATTTCGCCAACGATCTGCATGATCAAAAATACGCCGATAATGGCCAGACCTAAAGCGATAGGTATGTTTAGGTACTCGATATAGCCGATCATATTAACCGATCACCCACCTTTGTCGAGGTGGGTTTCCTTTCTTCCGCCATCATCCAACCTCCTTCAAACAGGCAAAATTGGAAAGCTTAGGCTTTTGGACTCAGCATACCAAGCAGTTCCTGATACTCGCTCTCGCTGATTTTGTCAGCGGCATAGAAAATATCAAGCTTCGTCTCGATACCCTCCGTCTGGCCTCTCTCGATCATGCGCTTCAAAGTTCTGTACAGCATAGTGATTTTCCATTCCTTTCTTATTTGATTATTTATACCGTAAGACCAAGCTCAAGCATGGTCAGGCGATATTCCTGATCGACATTCATGCCGTCAGCATCCGCTACAGCTTTGGAAAGCCCAATCTGATTCTCCGCAAGGACAAATAGTGCTTCATCTTTGGTAAGCTGAGCCTCTTCATAGGTGAAAACAGTTACAGGAGGCTTCCCCTCCATATCAGCTTTCTGCGTCTCAACAATATTGCGACGCAAATAAACGGTTGTAATGCCAACCTCAAGGGTCTGCGGTCGCACCGCGCTTTCGGCTTGAGTATAAGTGGGTTCCACTTCGTCTTCCTCCTCCCGGTAAATATAGTCGCACAAGCTGTTCATACACTCTTCTTTCGTTGAGTTTGTCACATTTTGAAATGTAACGCCTCATCGCCCGAAATGACACCCTTGGTTTGATGTGCTTCTGGTACATTCGGTAGGTGTCAGTGCAGTCGATCCACCCAAAATAAGACATCATTTGTCGATAATCGTGTACGGTCGGCTTGCGTCCATGAAATGGTTTCTTATGGATCTTGCGGGCTTTCCGTGTTGCTTTCAGCATAATACTGCGACGCAGCACGGTTCGGTTTCTGTAAAACTGAAAGCCCATAAAGTCGAGGGGTCGTCCTCGGTCTTCTCCCTTTACGGTATGGGAAAATCGAAAGACCTGCCAATCTCCTTTTAGCTCAAGCCCGAGTTCCGAGCCGAGGTATTCCGAGATAGCAAGCCTGATTTGGTGCAGTGTTTTCTTGTTTGAATCACAGACGATCATGTCGTCCATGTACCGCATATACTTCTTCGCATGAAGGTGCTCCTTGATGTAATGATCCATCTCCTGTAAATACCAGTTAGAGAGCCATTGCGAAGTATAGAACCCCAGCGGCAGTCCCACATCAGTCACATCAATAATCTTGAATAATAGATCCAACATCTGCTCGTCATGGATCTTGCGGGCCAATTTAGCCTTTAGGATGCTGTGAGGAACAGTATCAAAGAAATGCCGGATATCCATTTTGAGAATGTACTTCATGGTACCGGGTTCTTTATCGATCCATTTTTCAATGACCTTCTTTGCCTTGTGGGCGCCTCTTCTCGGAATACTGGCGTAAGTATGTTGGTACATGCCCATCCAGAACATATCTCGCAAAGCCTGTACGACACAGTGCTGTACAATCAGTTCCTCCAGCGTTGGCACGATGATGACGCGCTCCTTGTGCCGGATACCGTCTTGTATAACTCTCGGAACATGCTCCGCATTCTTATAGTTGATGATCCATTGATAGGACTCATCCAGCAGTGCATCATCCGAGAGGTGTCGTCTGCGGATCATTTTTCGGATTCGCTTAGACTCTTTTGCGTTCTTGATTGCTCGCCGGCGGTTTTCTTTTGATATGCAGATTTCAAACAAGTGTCTATAGGATTTCATAATTCTCTTATCCTCTCACCCGCGTTCAGCCTCTTTCAGATACTAACGGGTGCTTGCACCGAGTTAATTTTCACCAAGCGGTGAGGAAGGGGGGGGGGTACGACTCCCTCCCCTTACTGCGTTCAGCAGCGATATGCACTGCATTAAAAATATCACGGGATAAGATAGGGCCGCGCCAATGTTGGTGTTCGTATTCGACGGATCATTATACAGATTGGCGTAGAACGGACCGCAATTCAGGTCATTGTTCCAGTTGCCACCGACATAGGCACGATCGCAGTGCATACCCCTATTTTGAAGTTCATTTTCCCGGAGACCCAAGGTTCTCCCGTCCTCTCCTTTACGCGGCTCACGCCGCGGCAAGCGGTTTACAAGAGAGGGCCGCGCCAAAGTAGGAGTTCGCAGCCGACGGAACATAATACAGAGCGGCGTAGAACGGACCGCAAAGCAGGTCATTGCCCCAGTAGCCACCGACAAAGGCATAATACCCGCTTCCGCTATCAGCCCACACATAGTCGGCCTCAAATGTCGTGGTGGAACCGCTGGCTTCCATTGGGAAGCGTCCGAAAGACTCAGTCTTCATCTTGCTGATATAGCCGCTTCGAGTCAGGTTCACGCCGCTGATTGTCTTATAGCCGTTACCGTCGAAATTATAGTCACCAACGGTCGTACCATCTTTGGTACCTCTGGTGATCTTCACCTTCTGGGTACCACCGCTGATACACCAACCGGCGATACGGCGGAAGATGTTACCCCACCAGTTCTCCATGCCAAAGACCTTCACGCCAGAGGTCTTATCATTGCTGCCCCAGAACATACCGCGGGTATTCATGCTTCCTGGCTGAATAGCAGAACCACTACAAACACCGTAACCAGCAGTTTCCTGAAGGTTGGTGCTCTTAAACATCATGGTCAGCAGGTCGTTGATCAGCATACGGTCTGCCAGAACCTCGGTATACCAGATATCGGCGCCGTTGTTCTTGGCATAGGCGACCTCTGTCTGAGCGGTGTTGCTGACAAAGTTGCTCAGACCACTAATAGAACGCAGACGGTTGGAAGAGTCCTTGCCGCCAAAGAAGATCGGAGTGTAGAAATGTGGGATCTCCCGGTTGTTCTTGTCATAGTTACACCAGCATTCATAACTGTTGTCTACCTTGACATCAGAACAGCGGAAGTGGAAGACGCCACTGGATTCCCAACGCTTCACATAGATCTTGGGCCACTCCATCATGGCATTGCCCTGGAAGTTCACATTGAAAATATCAGAAGGGGTTCCGTTCTCTTTCTTTGTGTAGTCGTTGGGGTTCAGATAATAGGCGACCGTTCCGTCAAACCGGAGCATACAGGGCCGAGGCATAAACTTTTTGCCAGGGGTACTATCCCATCCGCCGTAGCTGAATGCCCCGCCGAAATTCATCCGCGCTGCGGCAAAGTTCTTGTTCTCCACATCAGATGGGTAACTGACACGGGTTGCAGGGTTGCTGTCATTGATGTTCAGGTCAAAACCATACAGATATTCCCGGAAACTGGCCTTAACCGAAACTGTCTTATTTGCGGGGGCAAGGTAATTGCTTCCTTCGGCTACCTTAACGGTAATCGTGGCAGTTCCGCTGGTATCGCGTACACTGTTGACTACAATTTCTCCACTCTGCTGATTGATACTCCCGATAGTAGCAACATTGTTATTATCAGAAGTAGCAGTAATGGTACCGTCACCCTTACGAGTTACCGTAAAACGGGCACTTCTGGCACTCATATTCAGAGTAATAGATGCTGGAGAAACCGTCATCACATTGTCGCCCTTGCCAATAGCCCAGGTGGCAGTCTTGGCGTCCACCGTACCGTCCCACCACTGATGGTTGGAATCCGGCGTAAAGGCAGCAGTATACCCTGTACCGGCGTTGACCTTCGCCTCTACAGATACCGTCATTTTGTTCGGATCATAACTGGCGTCCCACACAGGAGTTTTGGGGTTCCCATCATACTTCAAAGCTCCGCTCTGGGCGGGAACTTTGGCGATAGAAGCTCGGCCGATACTCCACTGAACGGTTTTATTGGTTGTAGAACCGTCCGACCACATACCCTTCAGAAGAATAAATGTGGCAGAGTGGGTGCCGGCGTTGGTCTGTGCGGTCACCTGCACTTTGGAATTTACCTGGTCAAAGTTATCCCATTCCGGTGTCTGGGGCGCTCCCGTATAGGTCGGCGAACCCTTCTGCGTAGGAATGGGGACAATAACGCTGGTGATCGTCCACTTGACCTCCTTGGCCTCAATGGAGCCGTCCCACCACTTGTAGTTGGCGGTAGGAGTAAATGTGGCTTTGTAATCGCCTGCGTCAGTTCCAGACCGGTCTCCACCAATGGTCAACTGACCGATGTCGTAGTTATCCCAGGTGGGAGACTGCGGTTTGCCATTGGCCGCCAGCACATTGTTCTGCACCGGAAGAGAAGCGATGACCGCCCGGTCAATGATCCACTTAACCGTGGCTTCATCCAAACCGCCAGGGAACTGATACCCATACGACAGGTTGAACCGTGCGGAATAGGTTCCAGCGTTTACACCGGTGGTCGTACTGGAAATGGTCATCTTTGACGGATCATACCCAGTCCAGGACGGAGTTTTTCCAGTCCCGTCATAAGTAAGGACTCCATTTTGAACAGGGACAGCCACCTCAATGGGGTTGACTGTGACATTCAAGCTGGTGGTCTTGGTCACACCCTCATAGGTATAACCGATCTCCACCGGACGGCTCCCCAAAGTAGAGAAAGCGGTCTTGGGATAGGTGTATCCCGAAACCTCCTCCGTAGAGTCATCCGAGAATTTGGCAGTGACCACCATTCCCGCAGGGGCAAATTCCTCCAGATAGTGATAGACCATCTTGGAGGGGTTGTTGGTAACGGCAATGGATACCAGCACCTTCTGCACAATAACCGGCACACTTGCCGTCTTGGTGATGCGGCCTTCGGTATAGGTGATAACCACCTCTGTCACCCCGTCCGTAAGGACTTGGGGAGACACGGAATATCCAGTCACATCCGAAGTGAGACCATACCCATAGCCCGCAGTAACGACCATGCCCGTGGGATCAAAGGACTCTCCGGACTTGTAGATGGTCTTTTTGGGCGGCTTGGTAATCGTCAGGGTCTCCAGCCTCAGAGTACCGCCTCCGCCGCTGCCGCCGGTCATATTAAAGACCTTGCCGACGTTTGCATTACTCATTATTCTGCTCGACCTCCAGTCGCAAAATATAAATGGTCAGATTTTCCGTTGGAGTTACCTCGCAGTGAAAGGTGACCTGACCGTTAACGGTGATATTGTCAGCTTTCACGCCAGTCTCGCTGACTGCCATAAAGCAATCTGCGTCAGCGCACACAATATACCAGTATTTTTCGTCAGCCAAAAGGATATTGTCCTTTACAGTCTGAGCTCTGCCGCTCCAGTTCTCGGCCGGCAGAGTAACGGTAGTACCGCTATGCTGTGCGCCCTCCAGCAGAGGAATGATCGACTCTAAAAGCTGGTCGACACGCTTCAGGGTATTAAGTTTTCCCCTTTCTGCCAGAGCCCGCAACTGCTCTAAGGTTGTGGCTTTGTTCTCTGCCATGTTAGAGCTCCTTTCCGAAAAAATAAGAGGAAGACAGGAATGCCCATCCCCTCCACGGTTATCAGGCGCTAACAGCAGCGCCAAAGACCTCATCCAGCATCTTGGTAACTTCCTCATCAGTCGCAACCTCAATGCCGTCCAGCTTGATCTTGTCCTCCTTGGACATCAGACCATTTGCCTGATTGGTAGCAGGCTGATAAGTGGTGTCCTGTGCGGGGATGCCAAGACCAACGATATCCTCCTTGGTCACATCAGCGCCGAGGACCACATGACCCTGATTATCCTTACCAACCTTCTTGAAGCCAGCTTCAACCGCCTCAGCGGCAGGGTGAGTATAGACCACGGTCTCCTGACCATTGATCTTGATGTTGCCGTTGACCTCGGACTTCTCCACCTTAGTCGCACCGGAGGCGATATCCTTCAGTGCGGCAGTGATCTTGCCCTCAATGGCGGTCATCACGGTGGCGTACTCGTCCTCGTCACCACCAATACCGGCAACGATACCGTTCAGCTTGGTGATGGCAGCATTCATCGCGGAAGCGTCATTGGGGTGATCCTGAATCCACTGAGCAATCTCAGTCAGAGTATTCAGGGCCTCCTGGGCGCCATCGGGGATCAGCTGAGCAGCCAGCTCCTCGTTGGCGATGGTACGGGCGCTCTTACCAGCATCCTTACCGATCAGAGTGGCCAGATCGGCGCCGGAAGCCTTGCCGTCCAGAATAGCCTTCAGAGCAGCATCCAGATCGGCCTCAGAAACCTGAGCCTTGTAGGCCAGAGCGGCCAGACCCGTCACCGCAACATCCTTGCCGGCAACAGACAGGGTGCCGTTGGTAGCACCAGAAGCGATCAGAATGTCCACCATCTTGTCGGCGATGGCCAGGGCAACGCCATTGACCTTAACGCCTACCAGAGACTTGGATTCGACCTTGCTGATCTCACCCTTGGTGCGCTGAGCCAGAAGCTTCAGCTGTTCGAGAGTAGTGTGCTTAGACATAAATATGTCCTCCTTAAAAATATTTGTTTACGGCGTATCGCCGAAAACATCATCGAGAATGTCCTCCACCTCTTCGTTGGTAGCGGTATTGCCTGGAGCCTCAGGATCTTCAGGAGGTATCCAGGAAGACTGGAACGCATTGTCAAGGACTTCCTGAACCTCTGCATCCGTAGCAGTATTTTCCCGGATGACCTCAAGAATCTGGGCCTTCACATCTCCGTCGATATGAGTAGGCGGCATCAGTTGCGCGGGGTCAAGCGCGTACATGATCTTGCTGGCCAGACACCATACCGTGTCTTTCTGGACCCCATCCTTAATACCGGAAACTCCGATTTTGAGATTGATTCCGGCTCGCTTCAAACACTCAGCTGGAATAATGCACCGGTCATCCGTCAACGCCACAGGCGGCTGCTGTACGCCGCCGGCTTCAAAGATAGCCGATTTGGCATAACCATCCCAACTCTGGTCAAAGTGGAACTCCACAATATAGAGCTTGTTGGAGTTCTGTACCAAACTCTCATCCTTGACCAGATGGGCATAAGTTTCTTTCACTGCGATCTCCATAGATCTCACCTCCTCATTGAGCAGCTCCATTACCAGATAACTCAAGCCGGATCAGATTGATGGTGATGTCTTTTAACGGCTCGATTTCACAGGTAAAAGAAAAGATGCCAGAAGTGGTGATGTCCTTGGGCTGCACGCTGCATTCCATGAACTCATCCTTACTGGCGTCATACACGCTTAAAAGGTATTTATAGGTAGCTGAAGCAAGCAAGCGATTGTCGGCGACAGTGATGGCTCCATCTTTCCATCCGCTTACGGGGAGAACTAAATCAAAGGTAATCCCCAATACATCGCCTGCACCTGTGCCGTTCAATCCGTTATAGACCGAAATGGAATAAGTCGACCCATCCGTCATATGGACGGTATACACATCCGTCGTGCCGGGAGAATGGTCGCCGCTGGTCAGTTGAATATCCTTGATGCCATTTCCAACAGGGCCTTGCAGCTCGCAGCTGATCTTGGTGTCGTAATATTCACCGGTATCAGCATTCCAGATCCACCATGTTCCATTTTGAGGTTTGGGCGGTTTACCGCTGTATTGCTCCGCTTTATCTGCGCTTCCGGCAGCTTCGACTGCTTTTTCCTCTGCGGAATCCCGAGCCTGTTCTGCGGCCAACTTAGCAGCCTCGGCGTCCTTCTTGGATTGAGCGGCAGCAAGCGCGTCATCTTCCGCGCTCTGCTTTGCCTCATGAGCCGCATTCTTGGCATTCTCCGCAGTATCTTTCGACTGCTGTGCAGAAATCTCAGAATTTCTGGCGTTGGTCTCGCTGGTCTTGGCGCTGTCCCGGGCACTCTCAGCAGCAGCTTTAGCATCCTGCGCCGCTTTAGCGTCTGCCGCAGCCTGTGCGCCAGCGATTTCCACTTCGTTCTTTACCGCCTTAACTCGTTCCTCAGCGGCCTTTGCTTCGGCCTCACTAAGTGCAGCGGCGTTTTTGGACTCCTCTGCCTCACGGGACTCTTGAAGAGCGACCGCCTCCGAATTAGCGGCGTTTGTCTCCGACTCCTTAGCACGATTGGCAGCGGCGTCGGCATTGTCTGAGTATTGCTTCGCAGTCAAATCAGATGCCTTAGCATTTGCCTCAGATTGGGCGGCATTTCCTGCGGAATTTAAGGCCTCCGCAGCCTTCTTGGCGGCGGTATCAGCCTCACCCTTTGCTTTTTCCGCAGAAGCAGCGGCAGAGTCTTTGGCTGTAGCCGCATACTCCATCGCGCTGGAAGACTCTTCATTCATGGCAGCCAGGGCGTCGTGAATGGAACCACGCACCTCTTCGCCATAAATTGCTTCCTTAATTTTCTTTAGAAAACTGCTGATATCAGCCAAGTCAACTCACCCCTTTCTAATCTTCCAACATCCAATCAATACTCAGGATCTCCTCTCCAGTAAGACAGCCGATCGCATCATGGTACTTCGCCACCATAAGCTCGATTTCGTGTTCCATCTCGTTGAATGGAGCTAACTCGTCACAAAACTGCTTAAAGTTCGGCGAATCCATTTTGATGCTGATGACAGGCTGGCCCGTCTTCGGGTCCGTCTCCTCCGTGCCATACTTCTCGATCAGGCTACGGCGAATAGTCTCATATTCCGTCAAAGAGTTGGACAGGATGCGGAAGTTCCGTGCAGCCACATAGCCAATCTTATCCCGATGAGACAAAAGTGGCCGGAGCTGTTGAAGCATCTCAGCCACACTGGAATTTTTCAGTGTCTTCTTCACAATAGCGTTGCTCCTCCTATGTTGTACTCAAACCACGAACTTCAGCATTGCTGAAATCTACGATTCCATCGAAAAATACAATGCCGTGCCTACTTTGGCCAATAGTGATATATCCGCCGCACGGGCTATAAATGTCGATATACGGCGCATCGCCTTCGTAGTAGTCAATGGTAAACATATGAAAACGAGAGCTGCCATAAGGCCCGTACAAATTCAAACTTCCATAGTCTCCACCGGCAATAATATTAAACTCGCTGCCATAGAACTCTCCACCCTCAATAACTGGGGATTGAATCCTTGTGGAGTCAATATATGTCGATTTGATGTAAGCAGGAATCTCAATCGAATTAGCCAATTTATAGGCCCGATTCGCTCGGTCATACGCTGCTTCTGCCTCCGTATAGGCCTCGTCGGCCATATTGTAGGCGTCAACTGCTTTTTGATACGCCGGATTACTGGAAAGATTGGTATTGCTGATATTGGCCCAGTTGATCGTACTCCCAGCTCCCATCGTGATTTGGCCATTGATGGAAATATGTCCAGTGGGACCGACCGCAAATGTTACTGCTCCGGTGTTCTTATTGGTCACGGTTAATCCGTACAGATCCAAATATCCGGCGGTGAACTTCTCCTTGGCCATATCCAGCATACTGTTGCCGTACTTGTCCAGGAAGTCTTCAGCCTGAACCGTACCACCAAAAGTTCCCTTAGCGCCAGCCAGTGTCCCGGCAAATGTACCTCTTCGGGCAGTCAGGTTTCCCTGTTCATCCACGATGAAGTTACCGCCTATATTGATAGACCCCTTCTTCATGGTCAGCTTTCCACTTTCAAAGTCCAGACTGAAATTTCCGTCATAGTCTTTCAGAACGCCGGCACGAATCACATTCGCGTTCAGGACACCAGTCGTGATGTAATCGGCTACGATAGATCCGTCCATAGTGATGGCCAAGCCATAAGTTTTTCCACCATCATTGGAGTAACCCAGACCATTCATATTCCATTTCCAAAGCTTGTCGGCCTTGGTGTAGTCTCTGACATTGGAAATATAAAGCGTGTCTGAGCCATGCTCATCCCGTGTGATCGTGATATAACCCGTGGTAGCCATGTTCATGATTTCCGTGGCGTTTTCCTTAGCTTTTTCAAGAATTGCGTGCGCCTTGGGAAGCTTTTCAATCTTATTGAGCACTTCATCATTGGTCTGATTGTTGATGCTGGTGAGACTGACCTGCACAGAGTCTCCCATTTTGAACTGGGTGTTCTCCGGTTTATCCAGAGGGATCTCCAGTTTAGTAACGAGAAACATTCGGTCCAAACCGTGGGGGCGGGAAATGACCCGAATCTCATCCAGAAGTTTGACAGCCTCGGTGTTTACATCCAAATAGTGCAAATCTAAAGCGCTTAGTTCCAGTTCCAGATTGTCAAACTGAAAATCGGCCAGATACTCCCTGGCCTTCTCCAGTAGAACCGCTGGGTCGCTCACATCGTCCCAGGTAACCGTTTTCACGATCCATCCATAGTTCTTAACAGCCTCGTCCGACTGAACATAAAGACTTCCGTTGTTCACACTTTCCACCGTCAAATAGGCGTCCAGCGCTTCGATAGGGCTTTTATCCAGACGGTTGCCCAATGGAACAATAGCCGTAGCATACTCCGTGGAATCCCAGTTACGGGTGAAGTCGATCAGATTGGAACCAAATTGGATGACTTGACTGCAAGTATCAGGGTACTCTTTCAGATAATCCAGATACCGGATACCATCCACTTTTCTGGTCCGAAGATGACCGCCATAAGTCTCCACCAAGGCATTGAGCTGCTTCATTGTCTTCTCATAGTTGGTGTAGTAAGTAGGGAAATTTTCATCCACTACCGTTACCGCCCCGATGGCGAACTGGCGATTAGCGCCAACCTGTGAATTGTGAACCTCAATCAACTTTTCCAGATACTCACGAATGGATTTTCCGGAATACTCGGCTGGAGGCTGAACGCTGTCATTAAAGAACGCCAATTCACCCTCGCAGTAAATAACCCGATTGTTCCAGAAATCCTTATTCTCCGAAAGCGCTCGCCCCGCCCAAATCTCTTCTCCGTTTTTTCTGACCGAAATATCCGTAGTCATACGAACAAGCGTGTTGTAAACAACATTAGTATGGGGGAGCGTCATTTCCAAAGAGCCGGCAGCGCTGTCTTCCAGTATCAGTTTTGGGTCTATAACCTTCATGTTATCCAGTGAAAATACATCGTTATAGATGCATACACCGTCCGCATAAATGCTATACATTGGTTACAACCTCCCCACTCTGAAATCTACAGAAACTGTACCAGTCCCTGTATCACACCACAGCTCTAATGTTGCGCCATGATCGCCGAAGAACACAAACTCAGGGAATTGAATTGTCCCGTCAGTAAGCAGTTTTGTCTCATCCAGTCCAAGCGTAGGATTGACAAATCGAATGCGCACACCGCGTTTATCCGAACTGCTCACGAAGAACTGAGGACAAACCGGAGCCCTACCAAAAAGTGCAGCGTCCAGCTTGAGCATCTTTTTTACTGTGGTTACAGCGATATTCCGAAACAAAGCAGGCCGAATCACACCATTTTGAAAATTGAAGGGGTCCCACAGCCAGTCGTCTGTAGAAGAAAGAAGCGACCACTTGTAGGGACCCACATCATAGTCAATGACAATACGAGACCAGTCTTTTTCTGATTTCCAGGCATTTACCGTGAACCGCCCCTCGTAGAAATACTCAGGGTCGTCCTCCAGCACAGCGCGAAGTTTCTGCCCATGCAGAAAGTCCATAATATCGGAATAGGCCATGTGCCAGGGCTTGAAGTCATTCATCACAATGAATTCGATCGAGCCGGTCCGGTTCTGATACACCGGGTACCCGGTGAGAGATTGGGATAAGTCGATCACCCCATCCCCACCGGGGATCGCCAGTGTCTTCACTTTCTGAGCTGGGGGATTGAAAACTGGCCGGGAGGCGGGAACAAGCCGCCAATCGTCCCAGGTATTTTTATCCCCAAAGGTAACTGAATGGTACAAAGCTTAGTTCCCCCTTCCTTTTCGTGTAACCCTCTGTCCGAGGGCGTTGTCCATAGGTTCGGCCAATTCACCGACCAGCCTGCCAGTATCCATAACCACCTGCATTCGCTTCATCCGATCCATCATGTCGGCCATATCCTCTCGCAGAGAACGCAGCTCTTCCACAATATCGCCATTGTCTACATTGATTGTCATTCCGTTATTTCGGCCTGACTCCTGAAAAGCCAGACTTGCCTGACTTACAAGACCAATAGATCTCCGAGGATAGAACAGGCTGTCAATCTGATCTGCTCCTCTGGAAAGGTCGGTAAGATCAAGCACCGGCCGGATCGTAGGCTGTGCTTCCACATCCCCATTGAGTAGATCGGTCACAGTGGACATGGCATTGGAAAGTCCATCCGTTGCATAATCGGCAATACCAGCTCCGGCAGCATAGGATTTCTGAGCGTAATCAGAGATGCCCTTTACAAAGCCCAAACCGGTAAAGTTACCAAGCTCGCGGAATACCCGGGAAGGAGAATTGATTGCCAGTGCACTCTTTACCGCTTTCACGCCAGACAGCGCCATACTGGTCAATTCATTGATGAAAGTGGATTTGCTTTGAGCCACGCCTTCGGCAAGCCCTGCTGGGATCTGCTGTCCAGTCTCTGTCCATCCTGCTTCGGCCAGGATTTTCTTAGCGACCTCTGTCATCTCGGCCATTTGGCCTTCGGTGTCTTTCTTGATAAGACCGACTTTCTCAGAAAATTCCTTGCGGAGAGCCTCAAGCTGACTGCTGGTATCCGCTTCCAACTGGGCCATTTCTGCCTGCCAAGTTTCGCGATATGCCTCCAATTCAACAGCGGCGTCATCACGAAGCTGTGCAATGTTTTTCTGCGTCTCAATGCGAAGACCTTCAAGCTCAGAAGTGGCCTGATCTCTGGCTTGAGCGTGTTTGATAGACCAAAGGGAGACATACTTCTCCAGCTCGTCGTCGCTCATCGAATTGAGGGCTTTGATCTCTGCGATTGCCGACGGGCCCATCTCCTGAAGCTCACCAATCAGTTCTGCACTGACGCCTCTTCCAGAAAGCTGACCAAGAATATCTTGCCATTCGCCAAATTCCTGGACCTGACCTTCCAAATTTTGCATCAATGTTTCACTGCTGACCTCTTCTTTCTTCGTCACCTCATCAAAGAGGCCGTAAGACTGATAAAGGCTCTTGGTTCGGGACTCCACTGCATTCTGATACTGGTCATTCAGCGACTGAATATCCCGTTCCAGCTGCGCATTGATCGAGCGCACCTTGTCGGCGTACTCCTGTTCAAGCTGCATCCGTCGTTGATTGGCAGACTGCTGTACGCTTTCCACATCGGCAATATATTGCTTCTGGGCTTCATAGATCTCTTTCTCCAGCCGATAGACCTCACGATCCATCTTCTTGCGCTCTTCAGTACCAGCCGCGTACCGACTCTGCACTCGCTTATAGGCCGCAAGCTCATCGGCCAGGCTCATTCGACCGTAATATTTTTCTTCCTCAATCCAATTCATGGACTTCTGATAGGACTCTTCCATCAACTGATTTCGCAGACTAAATATCTCACGGTCGATTTTCTTGCGTTCTTCGCTGCCTGCCAGATAGCGCTTTTGCATCCGCTCATAAGCAGCAAGCTCTTCCTCAGTGCTCAAACGCTTGTAATACTTCTCCTCTTCGATCCAGTTAAGAGAAGCCTGATAAGTGGACGACACCAGCTCATTTTGAATCCGATAGACCTCTCGGTCGATCTTGATTCGCTCTTCACTGCCTGCCCGATACTTCTTTTGCAGGTTCTCCCACCCGGCAAGCTCATCCATCAGGCTCAGCTCGCCATAATACTTCTTCTCGCTGGCCCAGTCCTCAAAGGCCTTCACGCCCTTGGAACTGACTTTAATGACCTCACCGATCATTTTAGATGTGGCCTGAGTAGCGGGAACAATGCTGTTCTTTGCGCCGATTGCCAAACCCTCGCCCATGTTCTCACCTAAGTGAATAAACTCTCTGGAAGGTGAATGGCTGTCCAGAGCCCTCTTTGCCGCATTCAATGCGGCCAGACCCAGACTTCGGCCCGCAGAAGATGCACTGCTCAACTTGGACCGGATACCGATGACAAAGCCCTGTCCAACATTCTGACCGGCCATAGTGAAATCCGCCTTCATGCGGTTGATCTCACTGAGGGAACCATTAAGTGCTGTCCCCATGGCGGTCCGAAATGCTCCGGAAGAAGATGTGATGGTGGAACACATGTCCGTCATCATATCGCCCATCGCTCTTTGAATGACAATCACTTTGCCATCTACGATTTCTGCCATAGCATCTACCAGAGTGCCCATAGCAGAATTGACTGTAGAAACATTCGCCGTGATGGAAACACTGACCGTAGACAGCATACTGTTCACGGCGCCGTTGATCGTGTCGCCACAGTTCCGGAAAGCATCGGCAAATCCGCTGACGCCAGCATCACCCATTTTCTTCATGCTGTTAGCAAAGTTAGTCAGACCAGAAGTATTAAGGCCGTTCACGCCCTCTGCCAAAGCCAAAAGATCCCAAACTTGAGCTACTACACTGGACATTTGACCGATATCAATACCGGAGATCTCATTGTAATAATCCTGCATAGATGCTCCAAACTTGGAGATCTCATTTCCGAATGATGCCAAGGTCTGGTCTCCACCAAACCATTTGTCAAAGAGGCTGCTGTCCGGTAATCCCGTTGCCAGATTGGACAGTGCTTGTGCAGCATTGGCCGAGGCCGCTACTGCTTCAGGCTGCACATTTGCAATAGCGCTTGCATATGCAGACAAGTCTTCTCCAAATATCGTAAGGTCGTTCCCAAATGTACTTAGGTCCGTTCCACCGGTAAGGAATGTCAAAAGACCACTTGTACTTGGAAGTGTCTTGGACAGCTCCACAAGAGCTTGTCCAGCGGAAGCCGATGCAGTAACTGCCTCCGGATTTACACCGGCTATAGCATTGCTGTAATTCAGCATAGCGTCACCGAACGGGGCAATATTTGCCGCAAATGTGGCAAGATCGCTTCCTCCGGTGAAGAATGTCATAACCCCTCCCACATTCGGGAGAGCATTTTGAAGTTGGACAAGGGACTGAGCCGCCACAGCAGATGCCGTCACTGCTTCCGGATTGATCCCCGCAACAGCATTGCTGTACTGCGACATGGCCTGCCCAAAGGGGATGATGCCCGCCGCAAATAGAGCCAGGTCGTTTCCTCCGGTGAAGAATGTCACGACCCCGCCTACATTGGGGAGGGAAGTCTGAAGTTGCACAAGAGACTGAGCAGCTATAGCAGATGCTTCTACTGCTCCAGGATTTACACCGGCCACAGCATTACTATACTTCAGCATAGCGTCGCCGAAGGGGATAATACCCTCGGAAAATGCGCCAAGATCGGTACCGCCTGTAAAGAATGATGCAATACCACCGACATTGGGTAGCACCGACTGAAGACGGGCCAAAGCCATAGCTGCTGTAGCAGAAGCCTCGACCGCCTCAGGGCGAATATCAGCAACCGCTTCTCCATAGGACTTCATAGCCTGACCGAAGGGAATAATACCATTGGCAAATGCACTAAGGTCATTTCCTCCAGTAAAGAAATCAAGAACTCCACCCATATTGGGCAGAGTCGCTTGCAGTTCTGATAGTGCCTGAGCTGCGGTTGCCGAAGCAATAACAGCTTCCGGGTTCATGCCGCTCACTGCATCGGAATAGGCCTTCATCCCCTCGCCAAAAGGTGTAAGACCGTTGGTGAAAGTCTCAAGATCGTTTCCTCCAGTGAAGAAATCCACGACACCGCCGATGTTTGGCAGGGTATTTTGAAGTTCGGCAAGAGCTTTTGCCGCAGTGGCAGATGCCATGACCGCTTCGGACTCCAAACCGGCCACACTATCGGAGTAAGCTTTCATCGCTTCACCGAACGGAACTAACTGGTCTCCAAAAGATTCCAGATCGTTGTCCCCGGTAAAGAATGCTACCAAACCACCTGTATTGGGCAATGTGTTGGAAAGTTCAGCAAGTGTCTTTCCCGCAATAGCCGAACTGTTTACCGCATCGGCATCTATTCCTTTAACTGCCGTGGAGTATGCTCGCATAGACAATCCGAAACTCAGAAGCTGTGCGCCAAATGTAGAGAGATCATTACCTCCGGCAAAGAAATCCACAACACCACCTACATTTGGAAGTGTGGAAGCAAGCTCAGTCATAGCCTTACCTGCGATAGCGGAATTGGTCACCGCATCCACATCCAAACCCTTGACCGCGTTGGAATAAGATTTGATGGCTTCCCCAAAGGGGACAAGGTTTTCTCCAAAGGTGTCCAGGTCGTTCTCTCCGGTAAAGAAATCAACTGCTCCACCACTATTCGGCAAAGTAGCCGCCATCTCGGCCAAAGCCTTTCCGGCCGTAGCGGCATTAGACACTGCATCAGTATCAAGACCTCTGATACTTTTGGAGAATCCCATCATACTTTCGCCAAAGCCAACGAGTTGCTCACCGAACACGCCCATATCGTTGTCTCCGGCAAAGAACCCTGCTACGCCGCCACTATTGGGCAGAGTGGCAGCCATCTCGGCCAGTGTTTTCCCAGCAATAGCTGCGGTGCTGACCAGATTTCCGTCCAAACCAGAAATGGTGTTGGAAAATTTCATCATGGCCTCGCCGAATGGAACAAGCTCCTCAGCAAAAGCCCCCAAGGAAGATCCGCCGGTAAGCCAGGAAGTCAGACTTTCCAGAAGATCCACCCCGGTAATAATTAGGATAGCGCCAGCCAAAGCCTTGACGCCCTCAAGAAGAGAAGAATCGATCCCGCGGGCGCCATCTATAAAGGGCTGTACATTGGCCATAAACTGCGCCAAGTCCGCTCCAATTTGAGGAAACGCGCTGGAAACGCCACCCATAAATCCGCCAACAATACCGCCGACAAAACCGCCAATGGCTCTGCCAACAGACTGTAGAAGCTGGCCGCCTTCGTTGATAAGCCAATCCAGCCCGGGAATCTGGGCAAGACCGCCCACTGCGGCCAGTACCAGAGCCAACTCTGTCATGACCACACCAAGACCGAGAACACCGACCATTGCCCCTGGGATCAACCCTGCAAGGGCACCAAGTGCAACCATAATACCGCTCAGCAGACCAATGCCGGCGATCCCCTTTAACAGCGAATCTGTATCAATGCTTGCAAGTGCAGAAGTAATTCCGGTAAAGAACGACATCAGCAAATTAACCGCCGCCTGGATCAGTTCCGGCATATTTCTTGCAATGCCGTCAATCAATCCAATCAGGAATCCCATCAAAGAATCCACGATTTGAGGAGTATAGGTGGCCAAAGCGGCCAACACTCCGGCGATCAATTCCATTGCTCCATCAGCAATAGCTGGTACACACTCCACCAGAACATCGACCATGGTAAGCACCAGAGCCTTAACAGCCTCGCCAATAGCAGGGACTCCATTTGTAATAACCTGTGCAAACGCAACCACTGCCTCACCAAGCTTTTGAGCGATAGCGGGGATCAAGGCTGCGATACCCGTGATGATAGAAGTCAATCCTGCTACAATAACGGCGACACCAGCGCCTAAAGAAGTAGCGAGGGCTGTAATACCTACTGCGATGGCGGACAACCCACCGCCAACAAGAAGAAGTCCTGCTCCAAGACCGGCAATACCAACGCTAATTAAAGCAAAGGCACCGCCCAATCCGAGAATAGTGGGAAGTAATGGCGTCAAAAGCGCGCCTGCCGTGCCGATCACCCCAAAGGCGCCGCCAACAGCAATCAAACCTTTGGCAATGGAGGCCCAACTCATACTACCCAGCGTAAAGAGCACGGGAGTTAAAACAGCCAAGGCTCCTGCGGCAACAAGCATTGCGGCAGATCCGGCTAAAGTCCCGTTCATGAAGTTCAGTCCGATTGCCAGTTCCGCTAAAGCGCCGCCCATTGCAACAAGACTCTTTGCAACGGACTCCCAACTCATTCCGCCCATCTTACTAAGAGCGTTCGCCAGAACATTAAGTGCGGCTCCAACAGTGATAAGCCCAGTTCCAGTTGCGATCAGGTTCTTCGGCATTACTTTCATTGCGATAGCAACTTCCGCCAAAGCACTGCCCATAGCAAGCAACCCTTTTCCGATTCCGGCCAAAGACATACTGCCAAAGTCAGCCATAGCAGAAGCGAATATCTTCATGGCTGCGCCGATCTCAATGAGAGCGAAACCAGTAGCAGCGAGTCCCTTGGCATTTCCAGCCAACTTGGTGAATGCGGTGATTTCAAGGAGCAGAACGCCAATGGAACCCAGTCCCTTGACCAACTCGCCCACATTCATTTGTCCAAAATCTTCACAGGCAGAAGCGAATATCTTCATTGCCCCTGCAAGAACAAGCATTCCTGTAGCTGTAGAAATCGCTCTACCGCTGAATTTCGCCGTGTTCATAAACAGCGAAACCTCAGCTAATAGGGCACCGACACCGATAAGACCCTTTGTCAAACCCGCAAAGTCAAGCTGTGCCAAGTCGGTACAGGCTGAAGCCAGTATTTTGATTGCACCGGCGAAAATCACCATCTGCGTTGCACCCTTGACGACTTTCGCGCCGCCATTACCCAGTGCACTTACAGCCACCGCCATTGCAGTCATCAACCCCGCAATGCCGATAAGCCCCGTGGCCATCTGTTCGGGATCTAATGTCGCGATCATTTTAAGGGCGCCGGCCAGAATCAGCATAGAGGTGGAAAGACCCAGCATGGCGGTCGTTCCTTTGATCACACCTTTGATTTGGCCGCTGATTTTGGTGAATGCTCCCATGGCGATCATCAATTCTGCAAACAGGACTGAGATAGCGCCTAAAGATGCGGTCAACTTATTGCTGTCGATTGTGGCGATAATCAGGATAGATCCTGCCAAAATAGCAATGGCACTGGCAATTTTCAGCAATGCATCTGCTTTCAACTGGCTTTGATAGGCCTCGAAGCAACCTCGAACTCCGTCAAGAATGTTTTTGACATTGTCCAATAACCCGCCAACATCATCAAACGCTTTGGTCAAAGAGGTCATAAACTTGGTGATGCCGAAAGCAATACCACCAAGAGAAATACTATTGAGTAGGTCCAGTGCACCGCTGAAATCAGCCCCGCTCAGCGCTTCAACAATACCGCTGGCCAGACCTCCAAAGACATCGAGAATGTCCGTAATAAGTGTTTTTGCACCGTTAAATATCGCCTGAAGCATCTGGAGGAATTTGCTGCCCTCCATAGCGGAGTCCATTTCACCTGCGGCCTTTCGTGTACCAGAGCCTAAACCGGTAACCGCATCGATCGCTTGCCCAATGCGTGTCTGAATATTTTGGAGGATCTTCTGAAATCCTTCTAACCCAGGGAAAGAGAAAGTCTTCGACAAGAGACCGAAGAATCCCTGAATAGCAGAAGATACAAAACCGAGTACGGTAGCGATACCTTCTGAAATATGCTGAAATACTCGGCCTTCTTTGGCAGCCTTATTGATTCCAGTTAGGAAATCGCCGATAGCCGCTGTAACAGCAAGAATACCATCAAGCAGTGAACTGACTCCTCCCGACATGGGAAGAATGGCATTAACCACGGCCATAATACCCTGCCGGACAAGGTCGAGAACAGAGAACAATCCTTGGAAGGTGCGTTTCACCTTATCCGCTGACTCAGTCGATAAGGTCAACCGCTCAGAAAACTTTCGCAGTGTCTCTGTCAGAGAATAGAGCTGATCAGCAGTAGCTGGCGGGAAAATTTCCCGGAAAGCATCCTTGATCGGGGCGATGACGCTCATCAACCCCTTAGCCGCATTCCACAAAGATTGGATCAGATTCTCACGGCCCGATGGACGGAGGATCTTTTCTACGAACTCGTCCATAGAAACTGAACCATTTTGAAGTCCATCATCCAACTCTTTGATCTGCTTGACCATCTCCGAGGTGTAACCCGCTGCCTTAAGCTCTTCCTGGGACATTGCGGTCATTTTATCCCGCAGATTATGGACAGAATTGGTCAAAGTGTCGGAGGAAATGACACCTTCCGACAGTCCCTTCTTCAAAGCATCCGTAAAGGACTCTGACTCAGTAGCCAGCTTCTCAAAAGCATCTCCGCTTTTCTGAGCCTCTTTCCGAATCTCCTCGATAAAGCCTGCCTCATCGGCAATGCCCTGATTAAGCAGCTGCTTCCATCCGGAACTAAGTCCGCCAGAAAGCAGTTCATTTCGGGCGTTAGACATCTCACCGATAAGACCGCCAACAGTATCGGATATCTCAGTCAGCAACTCTTTCGATTCTTCAAAGTCACCAACCAAGATCTCCCATGTGGCAGTCCACCCAGACTGGGCACTTTCTTTCAAAGTGTCCCATAACTGAGTAAAGGTCTTAACCTTAGTAGCAGCTTCTTCGGCTGTTTTGGCCATCTGGGCAATTTCACGAGCTTGTTTCTCCGAAAAGCCTTGCTGAATCAGGTCCGCCTCGCTGTATGCTCCAGCAAACTGTTTCAGCGTTTCAGTCAGAACTTCAGTCGTCAGCCATTCGCCCTTGGTAAGAGACTCTCGGAATGAGCCATACATATTGATGGCGTTCTGTGCTCCAGTGCCCAACAGTTCAGAAGTACGAACCAGAGCATCCTGAAATACTTTACCGCCCATACCGGCATTGACTACCGAATTCCAGTCCATCAAAGAAACCTTACCGGCGGCAAGCGCCTGAGAAAGCTGATACATTGCCGTAGACGCCTGCTGAGAGGTGGAGCCGGAAATGGCAGCCAGGTTGGCAATACCCTTGATAGAGTCTACAGAGGTCCGAAGGTTTACACCGGCCGCAGTGAAGGTGCCGATGTTTCGAGTCATCTCACTGAAATTATAGATGGTCTTATCCGCATAAGTGTTCAGTTCATCCAGAACCCGATTCACCTGTTGCAGATTTGTTCCCTCGTGGGATGTATTGGCCAGAATAGTCTGGACCGCACCGATCTGGGTTTCATATTCCTGAAAACCAGTTTTGATGGGGTCGATGGTGAGGGCAGACACCATCTTCTTACCCATATTCACCGCGGAATTGGTGATATTGGAAAGGGTCGTCATGGCTACGACTTCCATGGCGGAAAACTTGGCGCGAACTGTTTCGACCGAATTTCCGAGAACGGACATATCGCATTTTTTAGCGGCGGCACCCAGACCTTCCAGCCCCTTTGTGGCACCATCCAGATCCAGACCCCGCTTCAAGCGATCCAAAGTGGACAAGCTGGTTTGCACATTCTGTTCAAACTGGCGGTTGTCGAATCGCATTTCAACAATCCGTTCGTCAATAGTCTTGCTCATGACCTCGTGACCTCCTTCCATGCATAATTTGCGATTTGGTCAAAAATAGGCTGGATCGCGGGGTTGATGTAATCTCTCCCTTGGACCCAGCCGCCAGTCCCTGTGCCATGTCCATATTGCAGAATGATGGCAATGGGAACTCCATTTTGAATATTTGAGTTATGGAATGAGATCTTTACGAGCCCATTCTTATTTTCAATCTGGTAATACCAGGACGACGCTGTTTCGCCCGAGTCGACAGGCGTTGCAGATGCGAGGGCGGCTACCCCTTCTCGACCAAACTTGTCCAAGTCTCCGAGATGAACCGCTTCCTTTGCTCTTTCCAGAAATCGTGTCAGCTTGGAAAAATCGCCCTTATGTCTGAAACGGATCACTGTCGACTCCTCCCATCAGTTAGATTTCTTATGCAACTCCTGGATGACTTCCTTAAACTTGTCGAATCCAAACATTGCAGCGTAGGCGGACATCAAACCGACCACGATGGCTGCTACCACCATGTACCAGGTAATAGTGATCGCATGGATCGAGGCATAGGCCCCTCCAGAAGCAAGCGTCAGTGCCTCCGCAACGATCAACGCCACCAGATTGGTGGGGATCTTATCCCAAGTGATGTTCTTAACCACCTGAACGATAATGTTCGTCAGCACCGTAATGCCGCCAACGATCATCAGCAGTGTTGAAATGATTTCCGCGTTCATAACACGCCCTCCTTAAATTGCCGGGCTCTCTACAGAGCCGATCGGTTGCTGTGAAATATTCACATTAAAATTGGAAGCTCTCGCCGTTTCAAAGGTAATGCCGCCTTCACGATGATCTGACTTACACAAGTTCAGATAAAAGCTGCACACTACACCATGAGCAGTCCAGGGAAGACCAACCATGGCACCGATCCAAGGGAGCGCGCCAGTGTACCCCTCGTGAACGCAGTAAAATGCCAATAAAAAACCGCCGATGGTCACAATCCACAACAGTGGACGGATATCGGCGATCATCCATTTTGAAAATTGAGAAAGGTCGGGCTTCCTTCCGGTTTTACCTCCGGACTTAGATTTTTTGCTTTTCATCACGCAAGCCCCACCATTTGCGCAAAGCGATAGAAGAGCTGAGCCGCCTGCTCTCTGGTAAGCCCAGAGGGCCACATCATGTTTGGCTCACCGTTGACGGTAGTGCCATTCCCAGCAAACAGGCCGGTACTTTGGGTCCAATTTCGCGCATCCTTGGACCAATCACCACACTTGTTCGTCTGTTGACTCTTAAGATAGTTCGTCATAGCAACAGCGAACATCTCATTAAATTTGTTCTGATCCATGTCATCGTCCTCCTGTACGATAGAAAAGTCCGGACGGCCATATCCGCCGATGTAACTGGCGTTCAGCGGATAATTCTTGTCCCTGACGCAGCCTCCATTTGGCACCACACCGGGCTGAGAACTGGTATTTCCCTCAATGGTATAAACCCGTCCGCCAGAAACCTTCTCCACAATACCGGTATGATACATAGTCTTCCCGCCGTCCTTGGTGAAGAAAATCTGATCGCCAGGCTGAGGATTTCTGGTATGGAACTGTCCCTTCTGTTTATAATAGTTGGCCGAATAAGTACATCCCGCTCCAAGACCGGATTTGGCTTGGTAGAGCAGGGACATCCCCCGTTCCAGACCAAATGTGCGAATAAAACACCAGTCTGTAAAAATGTCACACCAGGCATAACCATTTTTACGCCCGTTATAGACGATACCAATAGCATCCAAATCGCGGGCATATTTATTCCAGTTGTTATCACCCGCATTTGCCGTTTTGTTATCGAGCTGGGCGTTGGTTTCTTTTTCGACATAACCAATCTCTGCTCGGGCTGTCTCCAGCAATCGCTTCACTGCCGGCACAATATTTGTAGAAGGCATAGTTTCACCCTTTCCTGCATATTGGTCGTAATACTTTTGCCCATAAGAAGCCCGTTTGGCTTTGGCTCGCTTACTCTGGTCAGCCGGCCGCTCAAACTGAGTTAGAACAGCATCGGAAGCCGCCTGAACCGTTGTGGAAGACATCAAAACTTCGACCAAAGCAGGATACCCTGTAGTCAATTCCTTCCACAAAAAGTTCATCTGCATTTCCAAATCGCCAATACTTGTTCCCTTATTTCGGGCAAAGGCAAGTAGATTTTGCTTTCTACTCCAAAATGTCCACTGTGCAAGCCCATAGCCAGCGCAGTCATGGACAAAGTCATGATAGATTCCAGAGTCTACCTGTGCGGTATAGTCCTCATCAGATAGTCCAAGTTTCTTTTCATAGGTATTTTGAAGATTTGTTGGTTTCAAACCGCTCTCAGCATAGAGATTACCCATCAGACCAGCAGTTCCCCAGTCCGAGAGGCCTTTCTTCTTTAAGAAGTTCCAAATAAACACTTCCGACATACTGATCATCCTCTCGAATGGGTTTTCTTTTTTCGAGCCGCATTCAAAGCGCGATTTTGCGCAAAGATTTCATTTTGGCTCATTTTCTTTTGCGGTCCGCTTTTCAGATCACATACGCGAATCAATGTCATCAATCGGTTCAAATGCCATTTCTGGCACTCAAACGGAATCTGATTACGGATCATCCAGTAGTAGATAACCTCTGCGGTTACAATCTCATTGCTGGAGCGTCCACCTCTTTGACTACGAAATGTTGTGGCAGTCATCGGAGCATCGATATAGTCTTTTACCTGTTCCAAAATCCTTGGCGGAATTGCGGTATAGACATTCGGGTCGACATTTTGGGTCAATGTCATACACCGAATATAGTCAATCTGCTCCTCAGTCGTCTTCGGCTTTTTGGACAGGTATGGCTTACGCCACTTTGCCTCCCATTTTGAAAGGGAGACCAGAGAATGTTCCAGTCGAAGGGACTGCACCTTAGTGATAATGAAACGATTGTTTATCTCGTCATACTGCTCCACTCCAGGTATCACAATTTCCAGCATCCCCAGTCTCCCTTTCTATCCTTAGCGAACTGCCATAGGCGCCGGAGTGGAAGAAGCATTCTCCTTCTTAACCTGAGGAATAATGCCGTTGAGGAAATCAGCGGCAGCCTTCGCATCGGTCGCCAGTTCCATGAACAGATCGCTATAGGCCTCTGTCTGAGCAAACTCATCTCTCAGTTCCTGGTTCTTAACGAACCGGCGGCCATCGGGAGACTTCTGACCATAGGCACGCAGGATAATATCCTTAAACAGAGCAATGATCTGCTTACCATCCTGAGCGGCGGTGATCCTGTTGATCATCTCAACCAGACCGCCATCCACGGACAGTTCCATCTCAGTCACCTCGGCCTGAGTCAGATTGAAGTAAAAATCCTCGGTGCGGGATGCACCGTTATAGTCGGTAAAAGTCCTTGTCAGTTTCAGCATTGCGATTTTTCTCCTTTCAAAAATAAAAGAAAGCGGAGCCCTCGGTGAAGAGAGCTCCGCCTTTGCGGTTCGATTGTTAAGAATACTTATCTCTGGAATTCATCGTTTAGGAATCCAGAGTCAGACCGGTCAGATTGTAGGTCTTGGTGACGGTGTTGCCGCTCTTGGTAGAAACCACCTTGACACTCTGGCTGTTGCTCTTAACAAGCAGAACAATGTTCTTGTCCTTATCCAGAGTCACAGCGCCCTTGGTGCCACCCACCAGTTCAACAGTGGTGACCGCGTCGGCAGGGGTCACATCAAACTTCAGTGCCAGATAATGCCCTTCCTGCTCGGCAGGATTGCTGCTGAAGCCGGTATAACCGGTAACTTTCTTCAGATTACCAGTAATACCGTTCTCCTTCACAACAATGTTGCTCTGAAGATCGGACACCTTCTTACCCAGCAGAGTAGTGCCGGCATTCTCAGCAGAAGTAGTCACGGATACAGTATCCTGAAGCAGCTTGATGACTTCATCGGGAAGAGGCAGACGAGGCTCAGTATCATCGCTACCATACAGGATGTCTTCCAGAGCCTTCAGCTTGGCGGGATCAACCTTGGTGGAGGTAATGATCAGGCGAGCCGTAGGCTTAAAACCGGGAATAGCCACAGGAGTGGTGGTAATCTCCCAGCTGGGATTGATGGGTTCGGGAGAGTCATTAACAGTCTGGTAACCACGCTCAGAGGGGGAGGCCAGACCGCCGTAAATCAGGTGCAGCTTATAGCCATGATCCTGACCATCCACATCGTTACCAAGCTTGGTACGATAACTCAGACCGAAGACCTTCCGGCTCTGCTGACCAGCGATCACACCGGGGGCGATCTCAACGGAGCCGTCACACTCTTCCCACTCATCGGGGTAAGTATAAGCTTCGATAGTGAGACCGAGATCTTCGGCGCCAACCAGAACCAGATACTTCATATTGTCAGCATACAGGTTATTGGGCTCAGCTCCGGAAGGGCTCTCAGTGACGGCAGTAATACCATTCCAAACTACGCCCTTATCGTAAAGGCCCTTGGGGCTGATAGGATAGAGAACGGCATGGTCGACGCCAGTTTCATAGAAACGCTCGCCAACCTGATCCCATACGAGTCTACTCATTTTAGATTTCCTCCTTTAATAGTACAAAGTAAACACATCGTGATGTAAATTATCCGATGTAAAATGCCGATCATGGGTGCACAAAGGAAGCATGGCAAGTCGATGAGGAAGTTCACTATCCGGATTCTTGTAAATGGCAGTCACCTGATAGCGGTCCCGCATCTGATACGGAGAATTATCAGCATGAAAGACAGTGATTTGACTTCGCTCATAGACAATGCAGTCATATACCATCTTCAGATTTTCCGGCGGCTGAAAATATACATTTCCAGTGCCGAGAATCCGTTCGAGGATGGACTGTAACTCAATGCGTTTGTTCATGATACAGCCCTCCGATGGTCAGAATTAGACGGGGGTATCCCACCTCAACTTTCGAGATCTTCCACTTTGTCCCCATGAAAACCACATACCGCATCTTATGGAAGTTTTCTCTGGCGAACGGATCGGCGACTATGCTGATCTCATTCGCGACATTGATGTCATCATTGAGCGTCTCCCCAGACTGAAACTGGCGTGTATTCCGAAGCAGATCGCCATAGTACGGATACTCGACAATTTGCTCTTCATACACGCCAGGAGCAGTTTGAACGGTTTCAGCATAGCCTACCGATCCATAAAATTTCGCCATTTTGAATTCCTCCGATTAACCGCCGATGTTATCAGCAGGCTCTTCCAGAGCAATAGCAGAATACACCCGAGTCAGAGCACCGGAGATACGAGTCTCAATGAGATACTTCTGCTGGTTGAAGTCAATGTCAAACTGATCAAACCGAGTAATCTCACCGCCCTTGGTGGAGCCAACGGTATAGTCAGCCAGGTTGACAAAGATGCCCAGCAGCTTATGCTTATGAGCCTCGTCATCAATGCGGACCTTACCCTCAAACTGCTCGGCAGTGTAGAGATTGCCCACATTCAGAGCCGCGGCCAGATCAGTCTTGGAGTTATAGATACGGCGGCCATTCATATCACGGGCCAGCAGCATCACATTGACCAGATGCGGCGTACAGAAGAAGTCGGGGGTGCCAGTGCCCTTATACTTCTCGCGGGCATACAGAGCGGCGGCAATGATTGCCTCAGCATAGATGTAGTTCTCGCCGAAGCTCATATCAGTCTTGCTGCCCTGGAGCTCTGCGCGGGCCTTCTCGATGTCCACATCATAGTGAATGGTGTAAAGATCGTTGTCGTTCCAAATAGAGCGAACATGATCCTCAGAAATCTTCATCTCATCGTCGGGCTCACGGCCGTCACCAATCATGATCGCAGTGGCAACTTCCTCGTTCAGATTCTCCCGCATAGTAGCATACTGGTACTCGACCACATCGAAATCGGTGATATCGATGATGTCGTCACGGTACAGGGCGTCAGTGCGGTAAACGGTCTGAGGATCGGTGGTACGAGTGATAACACTCATATTGCCGGAGCCAATCTTGCGCTTGCTCTTCTGATAGCCGTGAGCACGGATATCATCCTTGCGGGTGTCGATCTGACGGGTACGGATACGGCTGATGGGGCTCTTATGAACCTTCTGCATAACTACAGTGACCCAGCCCTGGTCACGGGTAACACGCTCAGGGGCGCCGGGACGCAGATCCTTGAAATCAGGGAACAGGCTCTCAATATTGTCAATACCATGCTTGAGCTCATTCTGCTCAGCATAGATCTGCATAGCGGTGCGCAGGCTGCCCACGCTCTTGCTCTTGGCCAGATCGAGGATGTCCATTCGATCAGAATGGCTCAGGACATCATCCCGAGTATCCTCATTCTCAAACACATTGTGCTTCATGGTCTTGTTTCCTCCCTTGTTGTTTTTGGATTTGTCTTCGGGGTCTTCTTCATCGTCGTCATCCCCATTGGCGTCAAGCCCTTCCATCGTGGCGCCGATCAGTGCGTACAGAACAGTCCGCTGCTCCTCGGTCATACCGTCAACCACGTCCTGGATGGTCTTTTCGCTCTTGGGATTCTCCTCTTTCTTGTCGTCCTCCGGCTCATCATCCTTGGCCTTATGAACCAGCGGAGGCTTGTCAGAAGTGGAGAAGAGCGAGATAGGCTCATAGGCAGACAGAACCACTTCCTGCTCTCCGCCTTCGCCATGAGCCATATCCACGAATTCGATGAAAGCGCCAGGGTTTGCGCCGGCGACGACGAGACTGACCTCACGGATAATGCCGTGCATAACATCCTTGTTGGGTGTCTGCTTCAGCCCGTTGGCATAGATAGACAGGGATGCGATGTCCCCGTGCTGCACCAACAGCTTGGCTGCCTTACCACTCTCCGTATCATTGAAGGTACAATAGGCATAAACGCCGTCCTTGCGATTCTCCAGAAGTGCGTGGCCAAGAATGTTGGTGGGTTCGTTGTGCTGGTGGTTCCAAACCAGGGGAACCGTCTTCCCATCACAATTCTCGAATGCGTTATGGCGGATCGTCCGTCCATCAGCGCAGACAAGATCGTTTCGGCTAGCCCAGCCACTAAAGTCATACTTAGGGTTCATTTTGAACTTTTTCCTCCTTCGGGTGTTATAGGTGGCTTATCGCCTTCCCCTTTCGGGGCGCTGAGGTTGCTGTTCCTGAGCTCGTCCGCCTTAGGGTCCTTCGACGGCTTCATGCCGATCTTCTGCCGGATCTCATTGGAGGTCATGATCTCGTTTCGAGTCATCTTGTCGGCGATCTCGGCAATGTCGTTGATGGGCACCAGTCTGAACGGGTCTCGGAAGAACAGGATCGACTGCTTCTGTGACCGAGCAGTTTTAGTGAGGAACTTCCTCCTCATCTCGTCAACAATGGCAGATAGAATGGGTTCGATAGTCCGGTTGTCGTAGTTCAACTTAGTCCGGTCATCGGCAGTTCCATCCAAAATGCCCTGGGTGATGCCTAACTGGCTGTAAAGCATACTCGTCAGGTATTCGATCTGGGACATCAGGTTGTTGTCGATGGGCCGGTTCAGCTGGACTACATGCTCTGTGCCGTCGGTGTAAGCGACGCCATACTTGGAGCCTGCCAACTGTTCTTCGATATCTTTACGGCGTTTTTCCGCCTGTTGACGCCTCTGTTCCGTCTTAATGACATAGGGGAGCTGAATAATAAGGTTGAGTTTTCCGGAACCACTTTGCTCATCAATAGCGTCCAGAATATTCAGTTTCCGGACCAGACGCTGCATAGTGGAGTTAGGTTCGTTCATCACTGCAAAGAACGGGTTTTCCACAATGGCCACCGTATTCTTTGGCAGAATAATGTCCTGCTTCTCTCCTCGCTCTTCGTTATAGCAGCGTACTTTGACATGCTTTGGGTACCATTCCAGAACTTTTCCGGCTCTTAACTTCTCGATTTTGTAAGATCCGGTCTCCGGGTCAATATCTGTATCAGTAGGAACAATGGCAACACAGCCTTCATCCAACATGGACATAACAACATCCTGAACAAAAGCCCGCCCCGTCTGATCCAGATTGGCTTCCAGAGAAAGGCAGTTGTTCAGGGCGGAGTCCAGCGTCTCCATAAATCGACCATCATCGTCCAGACGCACATGCTGGATAGAAACGGATGCCGCATCCAATGCGATCCGGTTATAGACCGAGGTGATGATCGACCGTTCATTTCCACGGCTGAAAATCGGGCGATCTGGCCGATAAGAAGAACTGGGACCCAATGAATACTGATAATTGCGAAACTCATTGCCCAAAAAAGCGTTCCAGGCATGTTTCAGCCTGGAGCCAAATGATGTTTCCATGGTCTCTCACCTCCTGTCCTTGCTTAAATTTGACAACTGATCTGTGTGCGTCGGTTTTTGGGCATAAAAATAACCACAGACTCAATTAAGAATCTGTGGTAAAGGTTGTAGTATTTACTTTTTGGTTCCGCTCATGATCTCTCTCAAAAGCCGTTTCGTAATAAAAGTTTCCGGATGGTCGATAATGTACTTCCGAACCTTAGGAGGAAGCCCTTCATCCAAAGACGGACTACATCCAAACATAGGATCGCACGCCATTTTGACTATGGAACCAACCAAAGGAATCTTGGAAAGAACGCCATAGGTCTTCTTGGTCATAAAAAGCCTCCTGTATCATTGCTCTAACTCATTTCGCAGAATTTCTTCATACGACAATTTGCTATTCGGATGTTCTGCCCGGTACTTACGCACAATCTCATTATCGGATCTCGTTTGAAGCGCTTTCATTCCGGCAGAAACAAGTCCATATGCGCCAGCGGTTCCAGCTGCTTGCGGTAAAAGTGATTTCACGGTGATGTCCATGTAGCCCTTTTGTGCTGCTTTCTGGATCTCGGCTTCGCCAACCTCTCGCACACTCTGCACCGTAGTCTTTGCAGAATTAAATGTGATAAGAGGAGAAGAAGTCTTATATCCGCTGAATTTCTTATCGTTCACATCAATAATAGCATCATAGCCGAGCGATTTCAACTTGTTGTAGAAACCCTTATTCACCGCATCAGATGTACTCAGATTATGGTCCACAAGAGATAAGTTCAATGCGTTATATACTTTGCTATCAATCTTACCCTTCTTGATGGACTCAAGACCCTTGCGAATAACATTCTCCTGCTGCGGATTGCTATAGCGTCCAACCGATCTCGTTAAATGGTCTTCTAAAGTCTTCGCATAAGACGAATCATTCTTGACTAAATCGGCCAGCGCGTTTGTTGCGGACCGTTCCGAAGCAACTTTCAAAGCTGAATCGACGGAGATTTGCTTATCAAAGACCTTATTACCCATAGACTTGATCTGCTGTCCATAGATGCCTTTGTACTTTGCTTTGTCCATTTCCTTAGACGAAGAATAGAATGCGTCACGAACAGCCATCGTATCATTACTGGAAATATTCTGAAGCAGGGTACCCTCTTTGATCAGCTTGTCAACAGTTTTATCGCGATACTTATATGCCGCGTATCCGGCGATAGCTGCAACTGTCACACCGGCAGTCACCGCCAACAGCTTTTCAGTTCGGGCTCTTTTATAAGCGGCGATCTCTGCTTCTTCCTCCGTAAGCCCCTTATTCCGGTATTCCTCTTCAAGCTTCAAACGATGCTTAGATTTCTTCCCATTAGAGGCGTTTAGCGCATTTTTAATCTTTTCAGAAGACAATTCTCTCTTTGCCAATCGGGTATTCAGCGCCGCATTTTCCAGTTTTCGTCCTGCTTTCTCGTTATAGAATATGCCGCCTGCTGTAGCCTTGTTCCAGGCTTTCTCAGCCTGTTTCTCCGCAGCTTTTGCTTCAGCCACTTTTTCCTTAGCGCTGTCTATATCGACATCATACCGCTTTCGGCCGGCCGCAGTTAGCGAACCATCTTCATTTTGAAATCGCCTAACGCCCCATTTCTGACCTTTAATTCCATGGTGGACCAGATAGGCCTGGGGAGAAGGCTTATTATAAGGGTTCATAGTACCCCCCCTCTCTTTACTCAAATGCATCGGTGTTATGCTTGTAGGCAACATACGCATCCATCATGGCTGCCACCGCATCGATCTTTTGATCGGACCGTTTCTTCAAAAGCTTGCGGTTTCCATTAGTGTCTTCCATGGTGATGCAGTTCCCCATTGAAAATGTAATCAGTGTCTCATCAAAGAGCAGCATTCGCTCACCGGCCAATTTCTTCAATTCGCCAAGAGGAACAGACTCCGTTTTAGAACCCTGACGAACTACTTCGACTCCATAAGGACCGTTTTCAGCTGTCCATCGCTCCACAAATTCTTTTGCATTGTAAGGGTCATAGCCGAAACAACGCACATCATATCCGCAGTTAACGATGTGATCATCCAGATCATCGTAGACCTGCATCATGTCAAGGACCGTTCCTTCCATGATGATCAAGCTGCCTTCATCCATAAACTCCTCGTATTTGGCCCGCATAGCTGCCGGCAATTTATTAAGAGTCAGCGAAGTGATATAATTTCGGCTCTTAACGCCAAAAGAACCATCTCGAAGCGGAAATAGGAATGTAAAGGAACAGAAGTCATCGCCTTGAGATAAATCGGCACCCATAGAGCAAGGCATTTGCCAGAACCGTCTCCGGCGATGAGGAATCGTCTCTTCATAAGTAAAGTAATAGGTATAACCTTCCATGGGCAGGCCGAACCTCTTAGCCAGCATATCGTTTCGAGTAGCCGGCGCAGATTCAGCTCGGTCAACATCCATTTGATAAGTGTCATAAGTAACAGTCTTATCAAGGTTCGGATTGGCCTTGAGCCACATGTCTGGATAGGCCACTTCCTCTACTGAGTCCAACTTGTACCACCAGATCGAGACATGCTCTTGCGGAGGACCGATACCCTGAAGAATGTTCATCAGCTCCATTTTGATTGTGTCACCGGCGCCGTTTCGCACAGTGCCTTCCGAACTGGTTGCGATGATAAGGTAATCGTCCAGCTTGGAAGCGCCTTGTTCGATGGCGCCGATTACATCTTCTCGGGCATCTGCGGAAGATAGCCACTCGTCAACAGTAGCAACTTTACAGCGAAGCCCTTGAAGCTTATCCACTGACATGGGTCGAACCTCGATCAAAGAACCAGAGATGAAATTCTCAATGCCTTTCTTAGTCGAAGCCAACTTTACGCGGTTTGCTTTAGAGCCGGTGGTGTTCTGGATAGATCCCTCTGTCATGAATTGAAATACAGGACCTCTGGCCCGCGTGATCGCAGTTTTGATGGGGTTAATGATTTCTTCCGCCTGTTTCATCGTTGGAGCAGTGGTAATCTGATGGGTGGTAGCGCCATCCACAACACAAAAATAGGCCTGCATACAGGAGTCATATAATGACTTCGCTGCGCCTCGGCCTACAATCAAATATTGCTTTTTGATTAACCGCTGTTTGATCCGTTTGGTCACATAGCGACCACCACGACCATCAGGATTGGGGACATAGACTGAACGATCTACAAAGTAATACCATCCAAATACCTGTTCCCCCCAAAGCTTGAAACTATCAAGAAGGTGAAGGTCCGAACCGTCGGTCAGGGTTAGCTCCCCTTCGCAGAATTCGATCCACCCCTCAACTGCTAAGTCATCATAGTAATAACTCGGACTCTCGATCAATCGATCGATCCGATACATCTCCATGGCGACTTCTTTACAGACCGGAATATCACCCCGAATTACCGCATCACGGAAAGCGCCGTAGTAACGAGGAACGGCGGTGTTGGATAACATTCACTCACCAGCCTCCCTCATAGCCCAAGAGCTTTTCTCCCGATCAAAACCAAAGTTGAAAACTTTTGTTCTGTGGTAGTTGTGCGGTACACATCTTTCGGGACGATCTGCTCCATATCAAATACGATAATAGGAGATCGAGCCTTGAATCCACCGTAGATTGCATCATTGGTATCCAGTACCGCCCCATACCCCGCTTCTTTGCAAGCATTGAAAAATTTGGTGCGCTGGGTCAGTACATCTTTTCCCTTGCGAGCATCGCCCTGACCGTCATAAGGAATGACATAGTTGAACATTCGATATACAGTCTGAAGATCCTTAGAAGTCGGAGTATAGTCGGGATCTTTCATCTTTTCCAAAACGAATGCCGCTTCCCGATAACCTTTGAATTTGTACTTATCGCTTACAAAGTAACTTTGCATCCGCTCCTTATCGGTAACAAAGTTATAGAAGTCCCTGTCTTTCTGGTACAGGTTCATAAAAACCTTTGCCCCGGAATCTTCACTGGCAACCTTCAAATCTGTCTTGATCGAGTTATCAATCCGGTACTTCATAAAGTTCCCGGTGCCGATCTGGTGCCCATCCTCATCATAGACTGGTTGAGGAACCGGTCGATTAAATAGCGCGTTGTACTGATGCTTGTCCAAGGTATGATGTGTGGCATAAAACATATCAGCGCCCTTTGTTCTGTCTTTATCGTAGGACAGGGTGCTTAGTGTAGCCTTATCAGCTTTTAGGACTTCATCAAAGTGCTTCTTGTTATAGACACTGTTACCGCTCTTTCGCTTATTCTTGATGGCTTTTCGCTGAGCAGGCGTATAGTCTCCGCCTTTTAGTGGATAAGGCGGGCCATTGCGAACGCCCCATTTTTGCTTAAGAATTCCGTGGTGTTGCAACTCCATATCTCTCACCTCAGCCCTTCAATTCCTTGATGGCGAGCGCAAGACTTAATGAAGAACCGGCAATGGCCAAAACACTACCCGCCACTTCCAATGTGGTTCGGAGAGCTTCTCGACCTTTAGAGACCTGGGCAGAAGGTGTCTCTGCAAACAGTTGATTATACTGTCGTTCCAGAAGTTCCCGATTGATCCGTTCCCGCATTTCCTTGTCGCTCATCTGAGACAAATCCATGCGCTTTGAAACGGGTTTCGTTGTGGTATTCTGCTCCAACTTCCTCATCTCTTTGACAAGGTTGTCTGTAGCATCTACCGTTTTCTTAGAACGCTCCAGATCTTCTCTTACCCAGCGTTTCGGATCGGGTTCAGACAAATCAATCCGGTTTTCTTTCTTCTTTGCTGCGTTCTCCCGCTTATCGCGGTCATAGCGAGCTTGCCCTTTGGAAGTCAGACTTCCGTCCTTGTTCTGATAACGGCGGATACCCCATTTCTGACCTTTCACACCATAGTGAGCAAGAATATCATGTTCTCCCATTTTGGATTTCCTCCTTCCCATTGAGATTGTCTACCGGATCGGCAGCCACATGAAGCCGCCATTCAAACTCGCTGATCTGTCGGTTAATAGCTTCAACAGCAGCACTGTTAATAGGCGGATCAAATAACAACCGAACCTTCAGATAGACATAGGACCGCACCATAGAAAAGACACTCTGATCCATTGGAAGAAACTGTCCCCAATTCTCCTCTTTTCCAGAAATAGAAAATCCTTTGGCTGGTCCAACGCCCATTTGCGTTAGGATTGAAAATACGCTGTTGATGTGCATAATAATATCCGCATCAAAGTGCGGATAGTTCTCATCAATACCTAACAGCTTTTTAATGGATGTCAGGATACTTTCAGTTATCTCCATGGCGGCCTCCTCATTGACGAACCGCAACAAACTTCTTCATACAGTATCCCTGAGCTCCTTTGGGAGTCGAAACTCTGTAAAACCCTTCAGTCGACTTGTCCACATCAACTGCAACTTTAGTTAGTGCTGTAACAACGGTGATAACTTTGGAGTTCGCTCTCGGCTCTTTATAGATAGCCATTCTCAAGCAATCAGTTACAACTCCAACAACATGATTCCGCATGTTGGGTCCTCCTTTCTACTTTTTCCAGGGACAGGTATCATTTGGACGACGATCGACAGGATCGCAAAACAATAAGTTCTCATCGCCATAGTGAATAGCCTGATGTGTTTCATGGATCGTAGTGATAAGATACTCCGGGTCCAGAATCATCTCCAATCTGTCCCGAATATCCTCCGGTCTGATTGGGTTCATATGGTGAATGATCGGTCGATGAAAAATCTCACGACCGGCAATACCAAGATCGCAACCACAATCTCTTGCAATCACCACATCTCGTGCATGTTTCCACTCAGGAGACCGGTAAAAGAATTGATTCATATACCGATCGAAACCAAAAGTTTCTTTCCCGACAATACCATCCAGTTTGAGATAGCGATAGCGCTCTTCAAAAGTGGGCAAGAGAATCAGTTCGGAATAGCACTTAATACTCATCCTCTTCATCCTCCTCGCCCTGACCGCTATACCGCTTAAAGGCGGCCATGGCCTTCTCATAGAGTTCGTCCATTCTCACACCGGATTTATAGGCCTCAGTCTTGGCCTGGACAAGTTCCACTTCCTTTGCCAGCCTCTCATTCTCAAGGCGGGCTTTGGTCGTGCCGAGTTTTAGAATTGTCGTGACCTCTTGAGAGGATGCTGTCCCCTCCAGAAGTCGTCGTTCAATCAGATCAACTGCAAGATTGATCAGCTGGTTCTCTCTTGCCTCCGGTGTCAAGGCGGCGCGGCGCCCTTTGGTCTGACCCGAAGTCTTAGATGCTTTTGCCACGCTTGACACCTCCTCTCGCTTAGTTTTGTAATGTTTACACAGGCTTATGGAATAGTTTCATGCGACATTTGAAGAAGCCCGCATGAGCAGGCCGGCTGCAAGTGGAGAAAATATCGTAGCAGTGGAGGTAATGCACCGCGTACCAAGGAGGAAAGGAGGCCTCTTATGGACGAAAAAGAGTTCTCGCCGCCTGACGCAACCCTGTGGGCTTGTTCAAATGTCGCATGAAACCGAAACCATTTTTCAAAAATATCCCCCGGAGAATTTTTAGAGACCACCGCGATGCAGAGGGGGTGCCTTTTCAGCAGACCCCCCTATACCTTTGATGTATGGAATACAACTGGTGTGCCGTTTCAAGATTAAATAAATCTCATAAATGACAAAAAGAAACGCACCATCCTAAGATAATGCGTTTCTGTAAGAGAACAGTTGTGTCATCCATTAAGCGGTCGCCATGGGTTCCGGCTGTACCTTTTGTTTGACCTTCTTGTAAATACCAAGGGGATCATACTTGATGATGTCATTGATAGCTCGTTCGACTTCTTCTGCATTCTCCTGCTCGGAGAGCTGATCGGAAGTACGAGCAATACGCGCTAAGAATGCGCTGGAATGATAGCCTTTCGCCTCATCATACCGATACCATGCCTCGAACTCTGTAAAAGGGTCATAGGGGTTATCGGTAGTAGTAAGCATACACTTTTCCATCTGCTCTCACTTCCTTTCTTACTCATTGAGATACTTGGAAACAGTAGAAGGCGAAATTCCCAAAGCGTCAGCAATTTCACTGTTAGTGCTTCCGGAATTAGCCATTGCCTTAATGCGATTGACACGAGCATCGGAAAGCTGAGTCGAAGCGCGAGGTGTTGCTCTGGCTCTAACAACATCGGGATCGGCATAACGCAAGATCTCTTTTAATGTTGTGTCAGAAATCGCACCAGCTTGGATAGCTTCCCACTCACCATCGGAAATCGTAATACGAGTTCCCTTTCCGTTTGCGCCAGTAGAAACGCGAGCATCGCTGATAGCAGAACGACGAATCTTTGAAATTTCATCTTTGTCCGTAATATTGTTTGCTTCAACTTTTGCTTTCACTTGGGCATTGGCAAGGCGCTGAGCTTCCCGTTCACGAGGAGCATTGAGACGAGCCATCTTCAAAGCACTGGTCAATCTTTCAACTTCGGGAGCATATGCCTTAGCAGCACTCGCATTTCGCATAAGCGACGGAGTAGCCGCATACTCAAGTCTTGCTTGATTTGCCAAAGCCTTCATACGGTTGGCATAGGAGGCATAAGCGTCCTCTTGAACTGTGCCAGAAGATAGGGTCCGAACATCGTCGACTTTCTCTAAGAGTTTAATCTTAGTTGTGGCCGGAACTGTTTTACCAGTCTTCGGATCTATGTAGGTTCGACCAGACTCCTTGTAGACGACCTTGCCAGTCTCTTTGTCAATGCGACCACTGCCCTGGCGCTCAGGGACTTCGACACTCTGCTTACGACGAGAAAGAAGGGTGGAGGCACCGCCACGCATCTTTCCAGTTTCGGGGTCAACATACCCCTGCCACCGTTTACGAAGGGTGGGGATGTCATTCTCAATTTCGGATCGTTTATAGTCGAGCTTATGCTTGGCCGCATCAATAACAACCATGCTATGCTTGACCGCCCGGGTAATCTCCTCTACGGGGGCCCCTTTTAAGGTCATATCTGTAATGAGGTTTGAGATCTTTCCCATTTCGATCTGGGTGGCTTCTTTCGATAAGAGCCGTACCCCCGTCTTACCCTCGGTAGAGTATTCCGTCTTCGGATCGAAGTCTTTCAGACCTGCCAATGCAGGCGTAGATTTGACTGATACTTTACCCCCCACAGGGATAACAACTACCTGGTCGCCATCAAAGTCGGCTCCGGATAATCGTTCAGCTACTTTGGGGTTGATGCCTACTGCGTCTCGAATATTTTTACCGAGAATGGAAATCGCAGATTTGTTTCGGTTATTAACCGTCAGTTCCGGAATCTCAAAGGTACCCCCGTGAGGGTATCGAATCAGAACAACTTTTTCACCGTCCCGATAGTTAGGGGCATAAATCTCAGTCTCTTTCATCGCCGTGATAGGAAGAATAACCTGAGTGCTTTGCCGGGGAAGAGCTGCCGCTTTCAAATGAACCACTGCGGAGTCACACTCATCGGCAAAGTCCATCAGCAATTTCTTCTTGATAGTCGGGTTATTCAACGAACAGATCTCGCTGAATTCATCAGCCGCATCAGCATAGGTCAGATCCAACTGTTTCTGAATCAGTTTAATGGGCTGTTTGGAAAGAAACTGGGAAGAGAGGTTCTTACTCATCTTATCCCAGTCGCCTTCTTCTTTCAGCTTGTTGATAGCCGATAGAGATTTTTTCTCCCCGGTGATGGGGTCCGTGTATTTGCCATCCGGATCAGGATAGTAGCTCTGGCCGTTGGCTTTGATAAATGCCCCAAATGGATTATCTGGATCAGCTTGAATTTTCTTCAAGACATCCATCTTCGGCGTACCAGAATGCTTATTTGTGTTGAACACAATATCACAGCCATCCGGCATATCATCCGAGTACATAGCCATGCCCTTAAGATAATGAGTTCCGTCCACAAGGATACGAACCTGAGCATAATGAGAATCGCCCAAATCCAGGTCGGCAACGCCACGACGAAGTTCAATCACTCCATCTTTACTAATACCGCCTTCATCGCCGTAACGGATTTTCACACGGCTTGAATCGATACTGGCTGGATACTCCCGCTTATCCCAAGAGGCTCCACCATCACTGGAATGGAAATCACCCACTGATTTGATAATATCAAGATTCTGATAAGCGTCTCTTTGATCAATGTCGGGAACAGAAATAACAGGAGTGATCGTTCTTTTCTTTGGGTCGTTCACCTGAGGGACGCCAACGCCATATCGGTTGTAACCCTCGGTCTCCAGAATAAATAACGCTTCCTGAAGAACACCCTTGGAAACGCCGAGCTGCTGTTCGACACCCTCGCCAACATCAAGGGCACCCTTAACTGCTAACTCCTGCTTCAAAGCCTCAGCGGTTGCCAACGCTTTATTTTTGTTGGTCGCCGTATTCTCATTGAGCAAGGCTCGAACAGAGGAGTCATTGTTAAACCCCATAATGCCCGCGATCTCGTCCAATGTTTTTCCTTCTTCACGAAGTGACTTCGCACGCTCGGCCAACAGTGCACGCCGTTCATGCTTGGCCACTCGGACCTGCATACGAAGATCGGTTGTGGACATCTTTAGTTCATCAGCAATTTCTTTCTGACTTTTTCCCATTGCTTCGAGTTCTTCAACACGAGCAAGGAAATCACCGCCATGCTGATAGGGGTTTTCACCGGAACCCCAGGGATAGCGCCCAGAGCGCCGCTTGACGCCATAATGCATCAAAATATCATCCGCAATAGGGTTCATGGCTTACTCCTCCTCTTTGATACTGTTGATGATCCGGTCAAAGGTTACGATCCGGTCCATAATTGGCAAAATATCTTCGATAGTCGGTTTATGATAAAGCACTCCGTCGCTCTGGTAAATACGAAGCTCCATCTGAATATCATTGGGGCTGTAATCGTATTCCAAGCAAAAGAGTGCCGCATAAACCATAAGCTGCTCCATGTGAGTCGGGGACTCTCCAGTTTTCAAATCGTGAATACGGAGCATATCACCACGAAATGAAATTGCATCGGCTGTTCCGAAACAATTCGGAGAATAATAAAGGACTTGCTCTGGCGTCATCTTGTAGCCGATGGCATCGTTAACATACATGTTCAGCGTTTTCTGAGATTTCGGAAGTCTCTGGCCCAGTTTGATACACTGGGCTGCAAAAGAATGAAGGATCGTCCCTCGCTGCGCCGCCTGATACTTCGTATAGGCATCAACAAGTTTGTCCTCTGTATAATTGATCCAATGGTAGCCGCTGGCACTGAGGAAAGCGTGTTGCCCCTCAAGATTGGAATGTCTTGCGAAGTTCATTCAACACTTCCTCCTTGCTTTCCGGAGAGATGAAACTTGAAAATGACATCTCGTTCATCTTCTCAACATAGTATTCTTGGTTCGGCTGCCGCTTGGCCTTTGCGGACCTTTTACACTCAAGGGAGGCCCATTTCTTTCCGTAAAGAATGAGTAGGTCTGGGATACCCTGACGCTGATCCATCTTAAATATCATGCAGCCTGGGAAAAGCTCTTTCAGAGTGGAAATCAACCGGTCCTGAAAACCACTTTCCAGCCTTGCGCTTCTGGCCATGAAACGGCCTCCTTTCTGATAAAAATAATAGAAAGAATGGAATATGCGTGACATATCTCTCTCCTCTCCATAAAAGAGTCTGTTTTTTTCGCGGAACAAAAACAGTCCTAAATATCAATGCGAACAAAAAGAAAGAGGGATGCAACACGCACCCCTCAATCTATGATAAATCCAATTTTTCGTTTCGGCTTTTCGTTTTCTCTTGCAATCTCCTCGACTTTTGGTTTTCCAAACGATTGCCAAATCGTAGCGCCGGCAGCTGTTCCAATCGCCGCCACCATCGATGTGGTAAAAGTCATCAATAATTGTGTCGAGTGCTTTACATTCACTTTCACGCTATCGCCTCCCATAAAGGGAGTTGTAAAATTAGCGAAGACGAAAAGAGCCGAGACACCATAAGCGTCCCGGCAAAACCGAAAATATCAATTCTTGCTATATCAGCTATTATTTCGCAGATAGCGAATCAGAATCCAGATCAGCCACAGCCCACCTGTTATAATGGTGAGGATGACATCCAGAATCAAACCCGCAGTGCTGCGTTTCTTTCCACCATTTTTACTCATCAAAATTCTCCTTTTCTTTATTTTTCTCTCTATCACGAGTGACAAGTTTCTTTACACCGTCTTTCACAGCAACCGTGCCATCTCCAATAGCTTCGGCTGCCTTATGCATAGTCTTAGCGGTGCCTGTTTTAATTTTCTCCATTTGCGCAGCGCGTCTCTCAATCTTGGCCTGTTTGGCATCGGCTTTTTCTCGCTCAACTTTTTCAAATATCAATCGGCTCTCGTTGATGACTTCTTGAGTTACATATTGAACGATAACTGTATCGCCGACTTTCACCTTCGAGTTGGGTTTTCGGTCGGTTCCAACTACTTGAAATTCAAAACAATCCTTGTATCTGACACACGCATCTCGAATACGAACTTCTATCGCTAACGCTTTTAGACCACGACTCTCCAAAAGCTCTTTGGCCTCTTCCATTTTCAAAGGGAATTTTTTCGAGCAAAGCTCAGGCATGGATATCAATTCTTCAGAAGGGCCAACTTCCTCTTTTTTCGGAATCCGGTCGATGAGCTCAACAGCGATCGGAGTTACAGAGCCAACAATACCGGCAACCAGCCCCAATGTACCACCAATGTTTCCATTCGGCTTATTGGCTTTGGCCATCAATTATCCCTCCTCTGCATAAAAAATAAAAGGGTGCGTCCTCAATAAAGAGACACACCCTTGCAAAAGTGCATCTCCCATTGTTGCCACACAATCCCATCCACCCACTAAGGGTATAACGAGTAAGAGAGAAAACACTTGTTGCCAAGTATCCTCCCCTTAGTATGGTAAGATGGGTAATTAAATTGTGTGGCACTTTCAGTATAGCACACAAGTAAACGAAAAGGAAGTGGGAAACTTCATTCGGTTACTTTGAGAGTAAATTCTCGCAAAAATACCGAAAAATAACCTTGCTGGCCAGTTGGCATCTCGAGTCTTCACAAGTCAATGCCTGGCAGAATCGTTTAGCATTGATTCTG